CGGTCTCGACAAGGCAATGCCGCATAAGCAGTTCCTCACGTGGCTCGAGTCGCTGCGGCCCATCATCGGAATCGACACCGGCACGGCGGACAAGCCACAGTTCGTCTCGCAGTACGCCGAGATCGCCGCGGCGTTCCGCGTGCTCCGTCTTTCGACGAAGGCGAAGATGCTCTCCGAACCGCTGCTCAACGACGCCGGCACGAAGGGCTCCACGATCGACTTCAAGATCGAGGTTGCCGGAGTCGCCGGCGGCGTCGACGTGAAGATCCCGCAGTCGTTCCCGGTGCTCGTGCAGTTCGCGCGCGGGGACAAACGCAAATACGCGTTCGACGTCATGGTGGACATCAACCCCGGTCCGAACGAGACGCCGGTCATCACGCCGTACGCGGCGGCGGTCGACGCGGTGTCCGAGCAGGCCGTGGTCGACGAAATGGAGGAGTTCGAACAGGCGACCGGCGATCTGCCGAAGCTGCTCAACCTCGTCAACTTCTGACCATCGAGCGGAAGTGCGTTGCCGCTGCGCGTCTTCATCGACTTTCTGGTGACGGGCACCGAGGCGGCGATAGAGGCGTTCCGCAAACTCGGTGACGCGTTTAAGGAGCTCGCTGACCGCATGAAGGCCAATACGATCGCAATCCCCACGAACGACACGCTGGTGGCCGAGCTGGCCGAGTGGCGCCCGGACGGCGGGATCAGAACGCGAGAGGAAGCCGAAAAGCGGGCGCGGGACATCCTTCGCCGCGACTACTGACGCGAAGCCCTACCCCGGGGATGAGGCGGCGCCGGCGAACCCGGCGCCGTCTTTTTTCTTGACGTTCATTCGTCGTGACGTAGAATGATTCGCATCGAATGGAGACCGACGAATGAGCATCGAAACGAGCATCGAATGGACGGTGCAGCGGTTGCCGGATGGCCGGGTGGTCATCGGCTCCACGACGAACGGGTGGAGCGGTTGCACCAAGCACCTGCTGCCGAGCGGCAAAGTCGATCCGGAGTGCGTGCCGTGCTACGCCGAGCGTGAAGAAGACGCGCGCCGCGGCCGCTCGCAGTGGGGCAAGGGCAAGCCGCGCACGCAGTTCAAGACGTGGAAGAAGACGCTCGCGAAGCTGAACGAGGCCGCGAAGCGTCAGGGCGTCTATCCGTTCAACTTCATCTCGTCGCTCTCCGACTGGGCCGACCAGGACGCGATGGTCCCCGAAGCGTGGCGGGACGAGCTCGTCGACGCGGCGCTCGCCGCGGATCACATGACGCACCTGTTTCTCACGAAGCGCGCCGTCGAGGGTGCGGCGTACATGATGCGGCGTTTCCCGAATGGCCTTCCGCCGCACTTCTGGTTTGGCGTGAGCGCGGGCGAGCCCGAGGGACTGCGGTGGCGTCTCGAGGCCGCGCAGCGCGTGAAGGCCGACGTCCTGTTCATCAGCATGGAACCGCTCGCCGAGGACTGTGCCGAACACCTTGACGCGATGCTCCGCAGCGGCCTCCGTCTGGACTGGCTGCTGACCGGCGGGCCGAGCGGGCCGTTCGACGACATGACGTATCCGAGCGGCAAGCGCGTCGTGGGTGCATGGCGATCCGTTGCGCACTCGTCGTGGTATGCAGGCGTCCTCGACGTGGCGGGCGCGTACGGCGTTCGCCGGCACCTGAAACAGTGGGGCAACTTCGCGCCGCTCGACCAGTCGCAGGCCGGCGTCATGCCGACGCGAGGCGTCCGCGTCTCGCGCGGCGGCGAGCGGGAGCTCGTGAAGGACGGCCTCGTCGCCCGTGACGTCTGGACCGACACCGACAGCAGCAACTGGGAGTTTCACGGCTTCCTCGGCGGATCGAACGGCAAGCACGCGCACGGCCGCATGCTGAACGGCGTCACCTACGACGAGCACCCCGCCGTGAGGTACGACGCATGACCGAGATGCGCGTCTACCTCGCCGAGCCCGGCGAATCGCTGACCATCCACGTCGAGACGTTCGACGAAAACAACGTCCGCTATGAGTTCCCGATCGAGATCACCGTGCAGCAGCAGGACAAGCCCCGCCTCGTCGGTGTGAAGGTCATGAACACGCCGGTGCTGTTGCGCGGTCTCGATTCGGTGTTCCACCTCGGCGGACAGCAAGAGGCGGGCGACTGACGTGGGCCGCCAACTCGTCACGCGGCCGCCGATGCGCTACTTCGGCGGGAAGTGGGTGATTGCGCCGTGGATCATCGGCAACCTGCCGGAGCACCGCGTCTATGTCGAGCCGTACGGCGGCGGAGCGTCGGTCCTGCTGCGCAAGCGCCGGTGCTATTCCGAGGTGTACAACGATCTCGACGGCGAGGTGGTGAACGTCTTCCGGGTGCTTCAGAATCCCGAGACGGCCGCGCAGCTCCGCGAGCTCCTGCACCTGACGCCGTTCGCTCGCGACGAGTTCCGGCTGTCCTTCAATGACGATGAGACCGTGAGCGACGTGGAGCGAGCGCGGCGCACGATCATGCTCTCGCTCATGGGGTTCGGTGCCGATGCGATGCTGCGCCTCTCGACGGGCTTCCGCGCTGTATCGAACCGCTCCGGCACGACGCCGGCGCACGACTGGGCGAACTATCCAGATTGCATCCCGGCCTTCGTCGAGCGGCTGCGCGGCGTTGTGATTGAGAACCGCGACGCGCTCGAGATCATCGCGCAGCACGACAGCCCGTCGACGCTGTTCTACGTCGATCCGCCCTACGTGCACGACACGCGATCGCGGAAGACGAACCGCAAGAGCGGACGACTAAAGGCGCACGGCTACCGTCACGAGATGACGGACGACGAGCACCGCGCTCTCGCCGCCACGCTTCACCAAGTCAGCGGCCGCGTGGCGATCAGCGGCTACCACTCGCCGCTCTACGACGAACTGTATGGCGATTGGCAGAGCGTCGAGAAGCCGACGCACGCCGATGGCGCACGCGATCGTCTTGAGGTGCTGTGGCTCTCGCCGCGTGCCGTGGTGCAGCAGAAGCTGCTGGCGGTGAATCAGTGACGAAGGACCGCACGCTGTTCTGCAACCGGAAGCCGGACGCCTATCCAGTCGGGGATCCGGCACCGTGTTCCTTCAAGCTCACGCTCGAAACGTACGGCATGAGCACGGCCATCCGCGGGCGCTGCACCGTCCATGAGGGCGGGGAGCTCGTCATCCACACCCGCGTCACGATCGGCACGCAGCTCAAGCTGATCGGTGACGGCGCCATCGCCGTCGAGGAGACGCTGACGGTGGCCCGGAGGGAATCGTGACCGGAAATCAGCGGTGGCGCGAGGGCCGCGCCAGCTACCGGCCTGCCGCCGAGACGATCGTCACCGCCGAGTACTCGGTCGAGGCGCTTCCGGAGCTCGACGCGAAGTCGTTCGTGGTCGAGCACCACTACTCGAGCTCCTACCCGGCGGCGCGCGGGCGGTTCGGCCTGTTCCACCGCTCGCACCTCGTCGGCGTCGCGGTGCTCTCGCACCCGTGCAGCGATCGCGTCCTGACGAACGTTTTCCCGGGCGTCCCGACGCTCGAAGCCGTGGAGCTCGGCCGGTTCGTTCTGCTCGACCGCGTGCCGGGCAACGGCGAGACCTGGTTTCTCGCGCGCGTCTTCCACGCGCTGCGCCGCGAGGGCTTCGCTGGCGTCGTGTCGTTTTCCGATCCGGTCGCGCGCACCTCGGCCGCCGGCGATGTCGTGTTCCCCGGTCACATCGGGACCATCTACCAGGCACACAACGCCGCCTATCTCGGGCTCTCGACGCCGCGATCGCTGCGCCTCCTGCCGAACGGAAAGGTGCTTTCCGACCGCGCGATTCAGAAGGTCCGCGGCGGGGAGCGCGGGTGGGGCCGTGTCGTCGAGTTGCTGTGCGAACACGGCGCGCCGCCCTTTGGCGGTGATCGGCGCGAGTGGCTTCAGCGCGCGCTGCAGGTGACGACACGCGTCCTCCGCCACGGCGGGAATCACCGGTACGCTTGGGGACTCACGCCGAGCACGCGGCGGCAGCTCGAGGGCGGGCCGTACCCGAAGAAGGTGGCGGCGTGAAGCGCATCAGCGTCGTTCCGCATTGGCACGTCGGGAGCCCGTACGTCGACGCGCCGTTTAGCATCGCGATCAACGCGCATCGGTGGGCGCTCGGCCTCGTCGTGCACACGTGGGGGCTGCGGGTGCTTTTCTTCGCATGGCACCTCTGCATCCACTGGGGGCGTCGGTGATGTTCTTCGTCGGCCTCCATCAGCCGAGCGACGCGCGGCACTTCGATCGAGCGTTCGTGAGCGTGAACCGTCTGCGCGGCCGCCGCTCCGATTTCGAGGTGCACGAGTGGATCATGGACTCGGGCGCCTTCACGGAGATCGCTACGCATGGCCGCTACCGCGCGAGCGTCGACGAGTACGCGGCGCAGGTCCGCCGCTGGCGCACGTGCGGCAGCATGCGCGCGGCAGTCGCGCAGGACTGGATGTGCGAGCCGTGGATCGTGAAGAAAACCGGCCTGACGGTGGCCGAGCACCAGCGCCTCACGGTCGAGCGGTTCGACGCGCTGCGCGACCTCGTCGCCGGCGACGCGTACATCCTGCCGGTGCTTCAGGGCTACACCGTCGCCGACTATCTTCGCCACGTTGACGCGTACGGTGGCCGCCTGGCACCGGGGCAATGGGTGGGCGTCGGCAGCGTGTGCAAGCGGAACGCGAATGTCCGCGAGGTGGAAGCGATCCTCGCAGCGATCCGCAAAGCGCGTCCGGACCTTCGTCTACACGGCTTCGGATTGAAGATCACCGCATTACAGAGCGCCATTGTGCGCGACGCGCTCTACAGCGCCGACTCAATGGCGTGGAGCTACAACGCCCGCAAACACGGCCGCAATGCGAACGACTGGCGCGAGGCCGCGCGCTTCGCTGAACGCATTGAGCGGATGCCCGCACAGCAGTCGATTTTCCATTGAGCAGGAGGAATAAAATCATTGACATCTTACCCCCCCCCCCCCTCCTACACTGCGCCCGTACTATGACGACGGCACGGTGCAGATTTTCCACGGAGACTGCCGCGAGGTGATACCGCAACTCGCCGCGCAGTCGATCGACCTGTTGCTGACCGACCCGCCGTACGGGCAGCAGTTCCAAGGTCAGGCGCTCATCACCGCGAAGGCGAACATTCGCGCGGATGGAGCGCGGCAGGGCATGCGCCTTGTGCGGCAGATGCTGTTCGCGATCGTCGAGGAAGGCCGCGTGATGAAGCCAGACGCGCACGCCTATCTCTTCTGCCACTGGGAGTCCTGGCCGGACTTCTACGACGCGGCGAGCAGCTACATGAAGATCCAGAACGCGCTCGTTTGGTTCAAGAATCGCGGCGGCAGCGGCGACACCGAGTACGAGTACGCGCGCGACTATGAGGTGATCCTCTACGGGCTCACGGGCCGCGGCAGGCCGCTCGCCGGCCGACGCGATGGAGCTGTCATCGCCGGCATCCCGCCCGTCCTCGGTGACCGGCTCCACCCCACCGAAAAGCCCGAGAAACTGTTCCGCTATCTGATCGAGAAGTCGTGTCCCGTGGGCGGCGTCGTGCTCGACCCGTTCGGCGGAGCGATGCCCGCAGCTCGCGCGGCGAAGGCGTGCGGCCGCCGGGCCGTCGTGATCGAGATCGAGGAGCGGTATTGCGAGATCGGCGCGGAGCTCATGCGCCAAACGCCCCTGTTCGTGCCGGCGCCGGTTGCGCCGCCGGCGGTGCAGATGGAGGGCGGGCTGTTCGGCGGGATGCCCGAGCTGCAGCCCGAAGTGACCGACGAGGAGGAGGCGATCGCCGAATGACGACGACGTCGTGGCACGAGTTCAAAGGCTCCGGCCTGTTCTGCGATATGCGCGGCTGCGGCCAGGCCCACTCCGCCGCGGTGCATCAGAAACCAGCGCCGGCGCCGACCACCGAGACGGCGCGGCCGCATCGGTACGTCGCGAACCCGGCGTGCTGCACGTTCCCTGTCGACGACGCGGTGCACATCGAAACGCGGTACGACCATGCGCCAGGCGCGCACACGATCGACGAGGCGTATGAGGAGTTCCATCGGAACAACCCGCGCGTGTTCGACGAGCTCGTGAAGCTCGCGCGCGAGGCGCAGGCCGCCGGCGCGAAGCACTACGGCATCGCCGCGCTGTTCGAAGTGCTCCGGTGGCACCGGCTGAAGAGTGGCGAGGTGATCCCCGACGACGACGGGTTCAAGCTGAACAACAACCTCCGCGCCGTGTACGCCCGCAAGATCATGGAAGCGCATCCGGAGCTCGCCGGCTTCTTCCGGACCCGAGCTCGAGCAGGCGAGGAGCCCGCCGATGGATAGCGCGAAGCTGCTCGGCATCATTCGGATTCTCGTCGGCGGCGAGGACTGCTACGCACCCACCGCGTTCGGAGCCGACAACTTTGTCTCGCAGCACTGCACGAACCCCGTCACCCACATCGGCACCAGCGGCGACGCGCGATGCAGCGAGCACCTTTCACACTTCACCGACCGCGGCGAGGAGTTCGTCGCGCTGGAACCGGAGCCATGAAGCACTATCAGCGCGGCCACTGCACTCACACGGAAGTCGCTGGCGTGATCGGCGTCGAGTGGTGCGTGTGCGGGCACGTCTGGCAGCTCGGCACGCGGCACGACTGCATTTGCCCGGTTTGTCCGGCGTCGACTGCCGATGACCGGCGCAATGTCCTCTGGAATTCGTTGCTCGAGGGCGCGGCAATGCGGTGGATCAATACGCTGCCGGTGAAGCCGTACAACGAAGGCACCGTGCGGGAGCGGGAGGAGGACATCATCATTTCGCGGCGTCCCGGCACGATGACGCACCTCTCGTATCGTCTCCTGACGGGAAAGCGCGTCCGCACCAGTGGCCGATCGCTCTTTGAGGCGGCGCAGCACCTATCGATGGAACTGCGCAGGAGACATCACCCGATGCCGCCCACATATCTCTATGAACTGCAGCAGCAGGTGTGGAACATCTTTCAGGCCGTTCGGCGTGATGTAGAATCGCCATCATGAACGAAGAACGATCCGCACGCATCCGCGCCGCATGGGCGAAGGTCCGATCGACCGGCATGGCGCTCCTATTTCGACTCGGGCCGATCATCGCCGGCGCGGCGCTAATCGTCGGCTTCTTCACCGCGCTCTGGTATCTCGTCCTCCGTCCGCTCGGCAGCGGCGCGACCGGCCTTTATGACGAGTTTTTGAAGGCGTTTCGCGACGCCGATCCGAATCTGCGACTCATCGTCGCGAGCGTGATGGTGCTGGCGTTTCTCGCGGTGATCTTCTGGCGGCCGAGACGTCCGGTCGTCAACAACGCCGACACGTCGATCGATCCGTTCCAGCTCAACATCCTCGCCGGCGACGGGCAACGCTTCACGCCGCGGCACGTCGTCTACGTGAACATGCTGCCGGCGCCGACGCAGTTCGTTTCCGCGAATCACCTGACCGTGTACATCACCCGACAGCACCTCATCGCGAACACGGCGGGCGTGCCGAACATCATCGTCGAGGTGAAACGGTCGAACGTTCCCACGTGACCAAACGCGTGACCCGGCCAAGGTCGGCACGCGAATTTGAAGGAGGAGACCATGGCAGACGAACCCAACACCCCGCCGGCAGAAACCCCGGCACATACACCGACCGCACCGACCGGCGACGCCGGAAGCGCAGCGGCGGATCCCGCTGCGGCCACGACGGACGCCGGGGCCAACACCACCGAGGCGATCGGCGAGACCGCGCCGGAGCTCGAGACCGAGGCGGATGTCGACGGCCCGAGCATCAGCCCGTCGACGATCAACACGCGCGAGACGGCCGACGCGATCTCGCACACCATCCCGCTCGACGTGGCGACGGTCGACGAGATCGCCGACTACCTCGACGACGGTTTCGCGCCCGAGGTGCGGCGCTTCATGAACACGCACCCCGGCGTCCGTCACATGATGACGATCGCCGTACACGCCCAGGGCGAGATCGTTCACGCGTTCGACGTGCAGCGCGATCTCGCCCTCGCGCGCGACGCGAAGGCCGACACCGACCGCCTCGACCAGTACCTCCGCAGCCGCTTCGCGCTCGAGTACGCGAACGGCGGGAATCCGGTCGACGTGGTCATTCGCCTCCTCGACAAGTTCTCGCCGCGTTCGGCCGCCGAGGCGGGTTTGGCGGCCGCGACGGGCCGTTAGGCGGTAGAATCCGCCACGTCAAAGGAGGATCGATGCGACTGACCCGCTCTCTCATCCCGGTTCTCATGCTCCTGCTCGCGCTTCCGGCTGTCGCCGGCTGGACGAACGAGCCCGTCGTCCCGAACATCAGCTTCACGGCCGCCGGCGACGCGAACGTGACCGGTGTCGCCGTCACCGACTACTCGTACCGCGTCGACGGGGATGTGATGCACGTCTCCGTGGCGATGACGGGCAATCTGTCGGAGATGGCGCCCGAGCTCTACGTGAACATCCCCGGCGCGATGCGCGCGAACCGCGTCCATCGAAGCGGGGGCGTGAACCTGAAGGTGGGCACGGTCACGGCCGCCGCCGAATGGTCGACCGCCGGCACGCAGATCGTCGTCAAACGTTTGGACGGTCAGCAGATCGCGCCCGGCCCGGTCGGCATCAGCTTCGTGATCGCGATCGACGCCATTCCGCGCAGCTCCGTCCCTCCCGGTCCAGATCTGTAACCGCCCCAACCCCTTCCCCAACCTGCCAGCGTACGGCCCGCCTGAGAACGGCGGGCCGTACGTTTTTCAAGGGATTGACTTCCGTCCCCAGTTGCGAAGTCTCCCCGCCTCTGTGCGACTCTCCTGAGAACGGCCCCGGTTCAATCGGTCCCGCGGCCTACAACTGAGGAGGTTCGCAATGCGTCGTTTCCCGACTCTCGGGGTTCTTCTGGCCGTGCTCTGCATGGTCTTCTCGGTGGCCGCTGCGTCGGCCGCGGATGCCTTCCCGGGCAAAGTCTTCTACGCCAAGGGCGCCAACTGGCGCGCGGAGATCAACGTCGCCGCGCCGGTCGACGCTGAGGTGACGTGGGACATCGAGGGCTGCATCGTCGTCGGCCCGAGCCCGTGCAAGGGGGCGAAGATCGCCAAGGGGGGCGCCCTGACGCTCTCGAGCGACTTCATCGCCGGCTACTTCGCCGGACCTGCGATCGGCGTGGTGAACGTGCCGGAGGGCGCGTGGTCGGCGAGCTCCTTCCTCGAGTTCAACGACGGCAACACGCGCACGGCGTTCACGGTGCCGGCGCTGAGGTGGGTTCTCGACAACCCGCTCGACGACTTCCGAGCTGCCACGGCCGCCCGCACCGCGGACAAGTCCACCTGCTCGACCTTCTACACCGAAGCGGAGCACGGTACGGCCATCCAGGTCGTCGCGTATGGCGCTGACGGGGATCGAGCTCGAGACGAGGACGGCAACTACTCGCCCACGGACGTCTACTTCATCGCCCCGCGCGCGGTCGCGCAGGGATGTCTCGGCGACTGGCGCAACGACGACGGCAGCGTGCGTGTCAAAGGCCCGTCGTTTACCGCGGGCAGCGTGCGCCTCTCGTTCGGCTGCGCCGGCGTCGGCCCGTGCCCCGCACCGCAACGAACGTGGTTCGTGGTCACGAAGGGACCGCTCAGCGGCGCGACCGTCGAGACACTGCCGGTCCAGAACATCGGCGCCGTGGAAGGTACGTCGGCCGCCGTTCTGGCCGCGGCCACCGCCGCCGGCGGGGAGCGCGCTGCGCTCATTCGCCTGCATGGTCCCGCGCCCGATGCTCTGCGCGAAGCCGTTGAGCTGCACAACGCCGAGATTCGGCGAATGCGCAGCACCTCGGACGAGTAACGCAACGTGGACGACTTCACCCGCAACACCTATCGGCTCCTCCGTCGTGACCCGCGCCGTGACCGTCACCAGCACGTGACGCTCGCGGCGATCATCGCGGCGGAGGCGCCAGGCGGAGCGGGAACGAGAGAGGCGGGAGATGGCAACGCGGAAGGGGACGGACAAGCCGAAGCGCCGAGCTGCTGCGAAGGGTGAGGATCAATACCCGCGGCAGAAGGGCGGCCGCTTTGCGCCGTCGACTCCCGACAAGCCGAACCCCGGAAAGCCGATCGGCGCGAAGCATTGGTCGAATCGGAAGCTCGCTGTGATCGCGCGCGAGTACCTGGACGACGGTGGCGACGACGCCATCCGGTTCCTCCTCGAGCAGCGAAAGAACCCTGCAGTTCTCCTCGCGACCATCGAGTTTCTTGCGGATCGCGCGGAAGGCAAGGCACCCCAAACGGTCAAGAACGGCCTCGACCCCGATTCGCTGGAGGCGATCCTCCTCTCGATGCAGGGCCAGGCGCTCCCCGGTCAGCGTGGCGGTGGTAGCAACGAAAACAAGTGAGGGAGGGAAGAGATGCACCACCACAGCCGCGCAACGGACCCCGGCGAGTTCTCAGGTGTTGACCATCGCCGCAAGACGGACGAGCCGATCGAGGTGGCGAACAAGTTCCTCGGCATGCCGATCACTCGGCTGCTCGGCGGCGCGATCGGCTTCGTGCTCGTGACCGTGTTCACCGTGTGGCTCGCGCACGACCGCGCGCTCGCCGCCCAGGAGCGGCAGCAGAAGGCCGTCGAGGATCGTGTCCAGAAGCTCGAGCAGGCGGAGAAGGATCAGCGTGAGCGCGAGGAGAAACAGCGCGAGCGCGAGGAGAAACAGCGCGAGCGCGACACCGCACTCCTCACGGCCATCACCGAAATCAAGACGACGCTCGGCGATGTGAAGGAGCGCGTCGTCCGGATCGAAAACCATCAGCAGCAGGGAGGGAAGTAGTCATGTCCATCGTCAAGCCCGCATCCGAGTCGAAAACGCTTCAGTTCAACCGCTTCGCTACGATCATCGCCGCGATCGTCGCCGCGGCCCCCACGGTCATCAGCTTCGTCGTCGACCTGTTCGCCGATCCGGAGATCGGCGCGGCGATCGCCGGTTTCATCCCGGTCGAGTACCGCGCGCTGGTGTTGCTCGTCGTCGCGTTCGTCGCGAAGCGCAACAGTGACCTCCGCCGGCAGACGACGACGCCGATTCAGGGAACGCCGGCCGCCGCGGAACACGCGGAGGCGCTTCAGCGTCTCGGGTTGCCCGAGGAAGTGATCGCCATCAGCAGCAACGGCGACAACGGCGCGCTCGAGCGGTTCCTCACCGGCGGAGACGCCCGGAAGGAGTAGCGGCGAGGCACCGCCGCCGGCGTCATGGAAGTCATCTCCCGCGACGCTGTCGCCGGCCTGCTCGAGAAGTGGTATCACGACCCGGTCGCGTTCTGTCACGACGTCTTTCCCCGCGAGGAATGGCCGCGGCCGCAGCAGTGCGAGATCCTTGACGCGATTTGGCGCAACCCGGCCACGGTCGTCGCGGCGCACCGTGGTTGGGGCAAGTCGCGAACGGAGGCGTTCGCCGCGCTCGCCTTCATTTGCACGCGTGCGAATTCGCTCGTCTTCACGATCGCGCCGCGTTGGGACCAGGTCACGCAGGGCGTGTGGGTAGACATCCGCCACCTGTGGGCCGTTTCCAAGCTGCCGAAGATTTTCCCGAGCTGGCGCGTCCTCACGCACGAGATTCAGACGCACCCGCTCACCCCGAAGTGGCGAGCGGTCGGCGTCGCCGCCTCCGAAGTCCAGAACATCGAAGGCAAGCACCCCGCAGCCGGTCGTCCCGCGCTCGTCCTGGGCGACGAGTGCAAGGCGATCCCTGACGAGTTCCGCGAGTCGGTGAAGGGCATGCTGAAGCACCCCGAGAGCCGCTTCGTCGGCATCGGTACGCCTGGCATCCCGTTCGGCTGGTTTTACGAAGCGTTCACCACGCGGCGGCGCGGCTACAAAACGTTCCAGTTCCGCGGCGACACCTCGCCGGATCCCGAGGTGCGCGCGCATGTGCAGAAGATCGGCGATGACGCCGGATGGGACGATCCGTTCTTCCGGCAGCAGTGGCTCGCCGAGTTCACGGGTGCCGACGAGGGCGTCATCATCCCGCTCAAGATCGTCACGCCGGCCATCCGCCGGCGCCTCGAGTTCTCCCCGGTCTGGCGCAAGGTGATGAGCGTCGACCCCGCCGGCAAGGGCTCGGATCACACCGTCGTCACCTACCGCCTCGGCCCGGTCACGATCAAACAAAAGGCATGGCAGGGGTGGGACATCATCAAGAGCGAGCGCGAGGTGATCGCGCTGATTCTCGAGTGGAAGCCCGAGCGCGTCATCATCGACGAGGGGGGCCTCGGCGAAGGCGTCGTGTCGCACGTGCGCGACGCGCTGAAGGACACCGACATCGAAATCGTCGGCTACCGCGGCGGCGCGAAGCCGCACGACAAAGAGCGGTATGAGAACCGGAAGGCCGAGGACGTGCACGCGCTGCGCGAGCGGTACAAGGAAGGCGCGGAGTTCGTCGAGAAGGTGCATGCCGAGCTGCGCGGCCGCCTCTTGCAGCTCAACCCGAGCCCCGAGGCCGTCACCAGGACGTTCGACTACCTGCACCGCCTCACCTACGGCAGCTTCACGCCCGAGCAGATCGCCGCAGTGCGGCCCGGCTCGCCCGAGGCCGCGGCGCTCGCCGACGAGATCGCGGCGAAGCTGCGCAAAGGCCCGGGCATCTCGATTCCGAACGAGCCGAACCTCATCGGGCAGACGTGTTCGTGGACGGCCGACCGGTCGAAGGCGAATCGCACGATGGTCATTGATCCGGACGACTCGCCCGACTACGCGGACAGCGACATGATGGCGTATGCGGCGGACACGTTCGGCAGCTCGCTCAAAGGAACGACGATTAGCGTGGTGTAGAATGGCGCCGCGCGACTGGTGACGGCTATGGGTGCCGGAGGGGAGCTCCGGACCAGGATCGTCGGACCCTACATGAAACACCGCGCCGTCGCGCTTCAACCGGCCCACTTTTTCTGAAGGAGCACAACGATGACGGTACGCGCGAAGTTCATGGTGAGCGAGAAGACGTCTTTCGCATGGTCCCCGGACTCGGTTCGGGTGAAGCTCACGCCGCAATACGATCAGAGCATCCCCGAGGATCAGCGTTTCGCGAAGGCGACGCCGAGCGGTGAGTTCTGGATGCAGATCGACAATCCGCCGGCGGCTGCCGCGTTGGAGCTCGGCAAGACCTACTACATCGACATCACACCCGCCGAATAGGCGGGGCTCTCGCCGCGGTAGTCGAGTACGGCGCTCGAGCGGGCTGTAGACCCGTTTCGCTTCGGCGGCCATGCGGTTCGATTCCGTGACGCGGCACCACACATCACCACGAAGGAGCTGCACGATGGACGACACGAAACCCACCCCCGGGACGAGCAACCCCGCAAGCGGCGCCGGCACGTCGTCGCCGAACTTCAATTTCACCTCGCCGGCGAACGCATCGGCCGAGCAGATTCGCGAGCTCGTCGAGGAGCGGTTCCGCTACAAGCCGTGGGACGAGCAGCAGAAGGAGGACGGGAAGGCCGTCACCGACGCGGCGGTCGACTTCGGCGTGGCGATCATGTCGAAGGTGCCGCCCTGCCCGACCCGCACGCGCGCACTCAATCTGATCGAGGAAGCGCGGATGCTCGCGAACGCCGCGATCACGCACGGCGGCAAGTTCTGAGGCATGGCCGATGCCCATTCCGCGCTCCGAGGCGGAGGCACTTCTCGCTGAAGAGTTAGACGCGCTCGACGAGCGTGTCACGCTGGCCGAGCAGGAATTGGTGGCGTTGCGGCAGATGCGGAGCGATAAGCGCGCCGAGCTCGCAGAAGTCATGCGGAGGAGACAGACGAAAATGACCATTCTTCAGCGCATCGCGAACGCGCGGCACGCCTACTTTCACGAGACCGGGAAGCTCCCGAACCGCATCATGCTCACCCCGGCAGACGCCGAGGAGTGGCGACAGTGGTGTGCCGATCACCCCGAGGCGCAGGCGGAGCCGAGCGAATTCCGCGCTGAGGCGCTGAACGACGCCCCGGTCATGGTCGAGGGCGACGAGTTCAAGGTCTGGCGCGAGGAGCCGTAAACGAACGTCGTGGGGTGGCGGCTACGCACCGCCGCACCTGCGCGGCAGCCGGGAGCCCATGTCCCGGCCACAGGCGGCGCCTACCCGGCGCCGCTTGCGTTTTCTGATGCCAATTCGCCACCCTGAGCGGTAGCAGCGCCGGCAGGGCCGAGCTCTGCGCAATCTCTGAGGAGTTCGCGCATGACGCTTTCCGCCGGTCTATCCGCTGGCACCAACACCGTCACGTTCGCCGATAACGTCACGCCCACCGTCGTCATGAACGACGCCATGGCCGACGTCGTGACGCTGTTCCGCGACTACGAAAACAACGGGGCCAATCCCGAATACAAGGCTTTCGAGGCGCGGATCAACTACGGCTCCTCGTTCTACCGCCGCTCCGCCGGCGCGAACGTGTGGGAGTTCATCAACGACGCCGTCGACGGCTCCGGCGGCTTCGCCAACGGTGCCTACCTCTTCCCCTTCAAGCTCGAGATGGAGGAGAGCGGGAAGCCGACGCTGAAGTATCTGAAGCGTCAGGAACAGGCCGACTACGACAACTTTGCCCACCACGTCTGCAACACGCCGTGGGACGTCATCGTCGGAAGCGCCGATCTGATCGAGCGGAAGGCGAAGGCCGGGACGCCCGCGGCGAAGCTGCTGGACGAGTTCTGGCACAACGTCGATCTCCACGGCACGGCAATCCTCGACTTCCTCGAGTACCCCCACAAGCAAGCCCGCCGCTTCGGCACCGGCATCATCATCATGGACCGCCCCTCGTTCGAAAACCGGAGCGAGGCGGACAACAAAAACCCGCAGAACCGGCCGTGGGTGTACGCGGTCCCCACGCAGAACGTCGTGCACTGGGAGTTCGGCGAGGACGGCGAGCTCGCTGGCATCGTCGTCCTAGTGCCGCAACTCATCGACCTCGGCGACGGCAAGGGCCGCCAGAACGTGACGGATGTCCGCGTCTGGACACGCAGTCAGTGGGCGGTGTTCCGCCGCACGAGCGATACGCGCCACGACGGCACCACGGGTGTGCAGGAGAGCCCGGGCGAGACCTTTGAGCTGATCGACTCCGGCGACCACAAGCTCGGCGAGGTGCCAGTCGTCGCGATCTACAACGACACGCCGGAGCCCGGGCACCTGCTCGCGCATACCGAAATGCTCGACGTCGCGCGCATCGCGCAGACGGTCTACAACATCGACAGCGAGGCGCGCGAGATCGAGCGCAAGTGTGCCCTCTTCCTCGCGATCCCGGTGAAGAACACCGATTCGTTCAGCGAGAAGAAGGCGATCATCTCCACGGAGAACGCCCTGCTGTTCGACGGCGAGGCCGGCGCGCCGCAGTGGATTTCGCCGGACCTCGGCATCCTCGAAAACCTCACGACGCGCCGCGAGGCGAAGAAGCTCGACGCCTACAAGATGGCCGGCCTCGGCGCGATCGCGGCGACGACCGACACCGTATCGACGGCCAGCGGCTACCACGCCGAGGTGGAGTTCCAGAAGACGGAGCGCCGCATCGCTCGCCACGCTTCGATGCTCGAGGCGGCCGAGAAGCGCCTGGCACGCCTCTACCTGAAGTTCTACGGGATCGACTCCGACCAGGAGGCCGACCTGTTCTCCATCACGTACCCGCGCGACTACGGCGTCCGCGACATGGAAGCCCTCGTGCTCCGGACAAAGGAAATCCTCGGCCTGAACCTCGGCGAGAAGTGGGACCAGCGCACGCTCGAGAAGCTGGCGAAGGCGCAGTTCCCGCGCATGAGCGACGAGGAGATCGCCGAGATGGTGGAGGACGCCGTCACCGAGCGCAGCGCGGCGAAGAAACAGCAGCAGGAGCTCGAGCGCGTCAAGAGCATGGCCGCCGTTCTCACGCGGCCCCAGCCTGGCCCCGGCGCCGCAGCCGAGGGCAAGGGCCCGCAACCGAAGCCCGGCCAGAAGGCTCCGCCGGCGAAGGCGGAGAAGCCCGACCCGAAGAAGCCCGAAAAGAAGAAGGTGGCGGCCTAACCGCCGGCGAGGAGGATCACCATGTTCACCATCACGCTCGGACGCAGAGACGCCAAGGGGCGGTTTCGCTTTTCGCAGCTCAACCTCGAGGACGGCATCACGTGGGAGCAAATGCTCGAGGATCTGAACCTCAGCTCCGAAGAAAGCGGCGAGGTGTACTACTGCGCGTCCGGCGACTCGCACACGTCGCGCAACCCCGCGACGGGCGACGAGAGCCCCGGCTTCGGGACGGTGTACACGTTCGTCCCGACCGGCGTGGCGATGGCCGACCCGGCGCAGGGCGCGACACTCCTGCTCAACCCGCCCGACAACGGCGACCCGCTCGTCGTGCAGCCGCATCCGGGCGGACGGTTCGACGCGCGGGCGATCGACAAGGTGGTTTCCGGGGTGAACGTCATCGGCGCGCCTGGCCGCGTCGGATCGTATTTCCTCTCGCTGCAGGACGTCGTGCTCGTCGGCACTACGCTCGCCGAATGGGCGCTGCAGCCGGGCGCGTTCGCCGGCGGCACCGTCACGATCGAGAATCCGGGCACCACGGCGATCGACCTGGCCGAAGTGGCGATCGCCGCGAACAAGGTGGGCGCCGGGTGGGCCGAGTGGGTGGTGTCGGCGACGGACGGGACGGACTTCTTCGTCGCGTCGTACGTCGGCCACTTCGTCGCCACGAACAAGGCCGGGACGATCGTCTCGGCGGTCAAGAGCCACGCGGCGCTCGACCTCGAGGCGGCCAGCGGCGGCGCGACCCCGATCACGGCGCCAGCGTCGCTGTCGAACGGCGCGAACAAGGTCACGTTCCGCGTGACGCCATCGGCCGCCACGCCCGCGCTCACGTCGATCACGGTGGCGTTCCGTATCTACGACCGTCTCGGCAACACGGTCACGCCGATCTCGCACGGCGAGGTGTTCGAAGAGTAAAAATGAATCCGCCGGCGGGGAGACTGTCCGGCGCAATTGAAGGAGGGACCATGTTCAAGTTTCGAGCTCTGCTCATCGCGCTCATCGCGCTCATCGCATTCCCCGTCGTCGTCCAGGCGCAGGAGGACGTGCAGGCCACGCGGCTGACGTTCGTCACCGGGAAGAAGCCGGCGGCGACGTACTGCCGCCCCGGCACGCTGACCCTGTGGTTTGACGGCACGGCGTTCCGCTCGGGAACGAAGTCGGACTGCACCACGTGGCCGGACTTCCGCCGCGCGCCGATCGTTGTGTCGATCCCGATCAAGCTGTCGAAGGTCGCGAACGGCGACGTCCTGACCAACTACACGCCGGGGTTCGCCGGCAAGATCACGAAGGTGGCGTTCGCGATCACCGACCCGGTCACGACCGCGGCGAAGGCGACCACGCTGAACCTCGAGATCGGCACGACCGACGTGACGGGAGGCGCGATCGCGCTGACGAGCGCCAACAGCACGCCGCTCGGTGCGGTGATCGCCGGCACGGCCATCACGGCGGCGAACACGTTCACGGCGTCGAGCACGATCTCGGTGGAAGCGTCGTCGACCACGGCGTTCGTCGAGGGCGAGGGCGTTCTGCTCATCACGATCGAGTCGTCGCCGGCGTACCCGTAGGTGCCGATCGGCGCTTGACGGCGCTCCGCGTCGACGGTACTGTAGCGACCAAACAACGCGCGACGCAGTTTCACCCGATCCTGCATCAACCGTTTGCGACGGGCGGCCTCCTAACCGGGGCCGCCCGTCGTGCTTCCGAGGTTCTACTTCTCGGGCTGCGGCGCGACGATCTCCACGCGCCGCGGCGTCACGTACGTGGTCTCGTTCGGCGCGGGCGCGTGCTCCTTCGCCCACGCTTCTGCATCGTCGGCGGACTTGAAGATCCCGTAGTGGTAGATGCGGCCGCAGCGCGAGCCGACGCCGGTCTCCACAACGACGATCCAGCATTCCTCCGATGCGGCGAACGGGTTCCCGCCTCCGCAAGCGTAGACGGCAGTGGCGAGAGAGAGGACGAGGACAGCAAGGGCGATCAGTCGGATTTTCATGGGGTGCTGCTCCTTTCGATATGAAAGACACCAGCACCCCGGAAATGTGGCGCAGCTCCTACGCGACCACCTTCCTCCGGTTCATGATCCGCACGACGACCAGGACGAACGCCAGCGAGAGCAGGAACATCACCGGCGTCGTCCAGACGCCAAGTAGGTCGACGATCGGCTTCATGGCGCCCGTGAAGAGCAGCAACGCGCCGCCGCCGGCGCACGTGCCGGCGAGTAGCAGGAACGGCAGGACGCAGCACGCGCCGCATCCGCCGCGGACGCCGGTGCCGACGCCGTGGGTGACATAGACGGGGATCGGTTGTTCGCTCATCAGTTCCTCAGAAGAAAAATCGCAGCTTGAACAGGTCCATGGCGACGCCCTGCTGTTGGAGCTGGCGCACGATGCTGTTCCGCACAAAGTCCACGCGCTTGCGCCGCGGCGGCTGCAGGTTGCGGTGATGCGTCACGAAGTCGATCGCCGCGATGACGATCTCGAAGGCGTACTGCTGCGCCAGAACGCCGAACAGCGGCGGCGTCTCCGGGTTCGGGTGGTTGTCGGCCGTCGCACCGCACACGTCGGCCAGTCGACGCGCGGCGCGGTAGATGTTCAGGCGCTCGCCGGGGCTCATGTGTTTCACGGCCTCGAGGAGCGCGGCGTCGTCGCCGGCGACGGCCTGGCGCATCGCATCGGTAGCTGCTCGGGCAAGGGCGTCCGCGTAGGGCGCGACGGTCATCGCGTCGCTCCGAGCTCGGGATACTCCTCGATTCGACCGCCCTGGCCGCTCCGCACAGGCCACGCGACTCCGACGCACGTGGAGCCTGTCGCGCAAAGCGCGCAGGTTTCCGGGTCAGGCTCGTCGGTCGCGGTGGTGCACAGAATGAACTTCGGGCCTGTCGGGACGCGGCTGACGTGTACGCGGATATTCGTCCACGTCGCGCCCGGGCTGATCGCGCTGCGTAGCGTTGCCATCGTCTTCTGCACGGTGTCGAGCGTCGCCGCGTGGGCGTCGACAGCGTTGCGCGCGATGGCATTCGCCTCGTCGACGAGAGCTACCCACTTCGCCCACCAGACCGGCGCGCGAAGCGCCTGCATGGCAAGGTAGAAGGCGGCGGCGGCAAAGATGAGCCACTTCCATCCGCCGGTCGGCTGCGCGAGCGCGAGCAGCGCGATTTCACACACCACGACGATCAGCGCGTCGAGCAAGCGCCGCCGGCGGCTGTAGCGAGGTGTCGGATTCACATAGGGGGAGGGCGTCACGGGCGAGCTCCTTTCATTTGCGCGACCAGTTCGGCGAACCGCTTCCGGTTGCGCGGAGCCGTGCGCTTACCTTCGTTGTTGGGGCGTCCCGCGGCTTCCCACAGCGCGCGTGCGCGATCGTAGTGACCTTGGGCCTTATCGAACTGCCGCTGCGTCGGACGCATGCCGTCGAGCGCGCCGGGGTGAATCCGCTCGAGCTCAATCTCCCACTGTGAGGGCTCGGCGTCGGCTGCGTTCATGTCGCCGCGCACGCGGCGCAGATTGCCGCGAGCCTGCGTGAATTCGTGGTGGATGCGCAGCGGGTGAGTCCGCGGCAGCTTGTACCACGGTGTCGGTTTCGGATCAGCCACGGCGCGATCTCCGCTTCCCTTCCTGCTGCGCCTCGGCCGCGGCTTCGCCCTTCGCGCCCCAACGCGCGAGCGCGGCCTTGCGCGCGCGTTCGCTGCGCTCGGGCAGCGATAGCTTCGCTGCGCTGGCGCGTCCGGCTTTCGAGCTGATCTCCTGGTGCTTGTTCATTCGGGGCATCGTCGTCTCCTTCAATTCGCGCGATCGTGAGGCGTGTTGTGGTCGGTGATGCAGTCGCGCGGCGTGATGACTTCCTCGCCGTGCGGGCAGTAGAAAACGTGATCGTGTCCGGTCGGCTCGAGCCCTTCCGCGAGCGCGTGCAGATCGGCTCCATGGTTGACGTGCAGGAACGGCTGCGAGCAGTGCCGGCAGAGGATGGCCTGCGCGAGCACGCTGATGCGCTTGTCCTCCTCGTCCTCGCACCGCGACTGCATCTCGTCGGCGAAGGCGGCGACGTAGAGCCACAGGAGCGCGACGCGATCAAGTGCTGTGAGTTCGTCCCCTACCCCCTTCGGACGCGCGTCGGCGTGGAGCACGCGGCCGACGTCATCGAGGGCCCACGTCTGAAGGAGCGGCGCAAGCTCGCTCATGAGCGGTTGCGGGTAGTAGCGCGAGGCGCGCGCCTCGGCGGCCTCGCGGATTCCGGTCTCGACCTCGCTGGTGTTCAGAATGCGCGCGATCATGCGATCCTCCAGTGACGGGGCGACTGCCCGTCGTTGCTGATAAAGCCGCGGCGGCGGAGTTTCGCGAGGGCCGATCCAACGCGCTGCGGCGTCACTGCATCAGCGGAGCCGACATAGGTGACGGCCACGCGGCGCAGTTCGCGGGTGATGTCCGCGCAGGTCATGCCGCTCGTCTTGTAGAAGCCGCGCGCGTCCTTCAGGACGTTGCGAACCAACTGCTCGAAACCCGGGATGAGACGGTGGGCCGGCTTCGGGAAGCATGAGAACTGGGGGGAGGTGCGCTGCATCGTCGTTTCCATGCCCCCAATGTAATGCTTACCGGTTAGCATGTCAAGTGGGAACTTGGAAACCCGTGAACCGGGCTGCCGCGGCCGCGTCATCGTCGGTCTCAAAGAAGCGGCATGTGTCGCACCGCTCGACATGCGCGGGCGTGCCCTCGGGCTCGTCGGCGAGGTTCATGAAGACGAAGCCGCGCCAGTCGCACTCCTCGCACCCAGGACGCAGCACCACGACCTCGACGTCCACGACGCCGTATCCGGCGCTCAGGTCGTGGATCGAGTCGTCGTCGAGACGCGCGAGCAGGGAGTTCTCCGACAGATCAAGCTGCAGCACGGTTCCCATGCGGTGATAGTCCTCGTCGAGCAGCACGTCGCCGACGCGAATTTCGCGCACGCTGATGTGGTGGATTTCCATCGCGCCCTCGGGCGTGAAGGCGTGGCCGCTGGACACGTCGGCGTGCCGGAGGTTGTTCGCGTCGAACTCGGGCTCGTGGCAGATGCCGCAGAAGCGATCGGTGGTCGTCGTCATCGTCGTCTCCTCAGTTCGCGGGCTCATAGACGTGATGGCCGCGGATGTAGGGCGCCTGATGGATGTTGCCGGTGGACTGCGCGCCGCAGCGGCAGGGGACGTAGGTGGCGCGAGCGGCGGCGAGCGCCTTCGCGCGGGCTTCCGCCTCGGTGGTCTCGTCGTCGGTGAGGTGCTGGCGCTGTTCGATGTCGAGGAGATCGTTCAGCAGCCGCTCCGCATCCGCGGCGTCCGACCACGTGATGTGCGCCGTCATGCCGGCGGCTTCGAACTGCTGCGCCGAGAGGCGGGCCTGCATGATTTGAATGAGACCGAGGGCATCGGCGATGTGAGTGAGGGTGGCGGTTTTTGCGTCTGGCTTCTTCGTCGTTTCCATGCTCACAATGTATGCTAACCGGTAAGCATTGTCAAGATGGGACGGAAGAAATGTATTCGACGTGATGTAGAATGCGCGGCGGGAAGGAGGGCGGCCATGAAAACGTACACCGCCATCGTCGCGACCCTGACGCTTGCGGGCGTCGGAGTCATCATCGTTTATGGAAGGAGATTCATGAAGACCTTCGAAGAGTTCCGCCAGGTCGTCGATCAGGAGACCACGCGCATCGCCGGCGTCGTCGAAAAGCTGCTGGAGAAGGCCAACACCCCGCAGGGCCTCTCCGACGAGGAGAAGGCCGAGGCCGAGGCTACCGTCGCGCGTCTGCGCGCGATCGGCGCCGACCCGGACAATCCCGTTCCCGATGCGCCGCCCGCCGGCGGCGATGCGAACCCCAACCCCGGCACCACCGAGCCCACCGAGTAGCACGCGCCACCCGCCCAACGACCCGCCGAGCGCCCGGGTTCGCGCAGTCCCTCATGCGCGGCCCGGGCGTTCGTGCGTTCGTCGTGGTGTAGAATGGCGCGCGGAGGTTCAATAGATGGCAAACCCGACACCCCTGCGATGGATCGACCAGCGCAAGACGGAGCGCGGCACCTCGTTCGACATCATGCGGCCGATGGTCTACGCCATGCCGCTCACCGCGCCGATTGAGGGCGAGCGCGCACGTGGCAACACCGTCGAATTTGAGTGCGGCGGATGCCGTGCGGCGCATGCGCTCGTCGGCCAGGAGAACAAGGCGAAGTTCGCGATCGACCGACACAACATCGCCAACTCGCTCGCGGTGGCGGCTGCGGCGGCGATCGAGCACGTGACCGGCCACAACTTCGGCGGCACGGTGTGGACGACCGTCGAGCTGCAGCCGGAACTGACCGGCACCGCCTTCGGCGCGGTCCTGCTGCGCGGCTACCGCGCGGAGGGCTCCACGTCATGAGGTTCCGCGCACACCGCGGCGGCCTCGATGAAGCCCTCAAGACGCAGCGCGACGTGAACACGTGGCCCGAGTTGATCGCCGCGGTTCGCGATGAGCTGAGCGGATGGCTCAAGTTCAACGATTCCGATGTGTGGATCGAGCCGTACGCCGGCGACGACGACCGCATTGGGTGGAAAGACGTCTACATCGTCATGGTCTCGGGGTGGCATGTGCCGGCGGGATTCGTCGAGTACGGCGAGGCGTTCCGAGGCCACGTGCGGAGGACATCATGACGTTCACCGGAGCATGGGAGCCCGTAGGCGATCCGATCAACCTCACCGAGCGCCAAGCGGTGCCTGGGGGATGGCTCGTGCGCGTGTGGGCGGCGAACATCTACGGCGACTCGCCGCTCGCGCAGGTGACGGGCATTGCCGGCAAGCCGGTCGTGGTCGGCGTCTCCGTGACGTTCGTTCCTGACGCCGGCTACCACTGGAAGATCGAACCGCCGAGCGAGGAGCAAACTGCATGAACTATCTGCGCGTGAAGCGCGTCGAGCTGACGATCGAGTACGACGACGGCACGACGTTCACCAGCGAGCTCACGAACCTGACGAGCCTCGAGACCGAAGCTCGCCGCGACATGGGCAGCACCCCGGGCGTCTTCACTGGTCCACTCATGGGACGCATCGTCATCGAGGGCCGTCTGCGTTCGGAGGTGCGGCGCGATCGTGATGGGCGCGACATCATTGGCGCCACGCCGTTGATAGAAGCCGGCAATCCCGCACTCGCGGCGGCCGAGGAGGTGGAGCGTTGAGCGCGGAGAGGATCGCCGAGCTGCGCGCGGCCATGGTGAACGATCGCGTGAAGTTCGCCGGCGAGCGGAACGCCTACACGATTCAGGCGCGATCGGAGCGGTTCATCGTCTGCACGAAGCCGTTCCCGTTGCGGCGGACGGTCATCTACACAATCGTCGACCTGCAGGAGCTCGTGCGTGGCCCGGAAAACCTGACGTTCGGCGCGGGCGCCGAGACGCCCGCGCACTGCGAACGGATGGTCGACCGGTTAGAAGGACGCGGACGCGATTTTCCCACCGAGGTTTCCCGGCGGAATCGCGTGCCGCTTGTAGTCGATCGAGTCATCTACCTGGGAGCACATCCATGAGCTACGACCGCACGTACGTTCCGGAACCCGGCACCAAGTACACCGCCGCGCAGGCGCGCGAGCTCGCCGCGATGCTCGAGGGCGACGAGAAGCGGCAGGACGGCGAAGGCCGCGACATCATCTACATCGGCAACGGCGAGACCGACGTCCTCATCGCGACGCTGTGGGACTATGCGGCGCGCGTCGAAGCGGCGGAGGCGAAGCGGCGACGCGAGATCGAGGCCAAGCAAGCGGCCGAGCGCGGGATCGTCATCGAAAGCATGACGGTCGTCGAAGGGCTCGTGACGGAGATGGATCTCGAGCTGCCGGTCGACCACCTGCCCGACCTGACGGAGATGGTCAACCGCGGCGGGCTCGCCCTGCCAGGCGCACGCGGGATCGTGTTCGCGCTCGTCGATTCGCCGCAGCTCCGAAGCTACGGCCGCGTCGGCGTCTCGCTCGTCATCAATCACATCTTCATGAAGGGGCACCCATGACGTTCACTCCGTTCGATCCTGGCGCCGAGGCGCGCGAGCGCCGCATGGAGGCGCAATCCAACCGAGGCGCAGACGCCGCATGGTTGTACTCGCAACGCGATCGAATGAGCGGCCGCACTACGCGCACGGTCCTTCGTTCGTTGGAGCCGATTTCAGAGCATCGGCTCGTCTACTTCATCGCGGACACCTACGTCATCGCGGACATGCTGCGCAAAGCGGCGATTCAGGATGCTCGCGCGCTCGGCCTCGAGATCGATACATCGCGCATTCGGATCACTACGCTGCGCGAGTGGTACGACCACAAAGGCTACGGGCTCGACGGCGACGAACTGCGTGTGTTCGTCGACCACACCGCCGGCGGCGACGAGGAGGCAACACGCGCATACGAGTTCGCCGTTGGCGCACGTCAGGCGCCACCGCCCCCCGCGCCGGCACGACGCAGAAGGCCGAAGCACGGGACGGCCGCTATCACGCTGACCAGCGCGGCGTTCCTTTTGGCGGCGACGTTCAGCGGCGACGTTACGAGCACCATGGGCGGGTTCATGCTGTGCTCCGTGCTCTGTAGCGTGTGGGCCGGTATTCGCGAATTCCGCGAAGCCCGTCTCGCCGTCTCTCGGCCAACATGATCCGCTCGCGCGACTACGACCGCCGGAACGGCTTCGAACCCGGGGAGCCGCGGTACGATGTTCGTCACGGCACGCACCTCGTCGATCCGAAGGCCGAGCGGTACGGCTACGGAGACCGCGAGTGGATCGGCATGACGGACGGCGATCGTCTCCTCGGCCGGGCGTGCGTCTGGACCGATGGCCTGAGCGTGTGCGCCGGCGAGCGCGACGCGTGGGTGTGGCGGAAGCTCGAGCACGAGCAGTTCGACGACATCGGCGAGCCCCGGACATCGGAGTTTTTCAGCACGCTCTGGCGCGCCTACTTCACGTGCGGCTGTGAATCGCTGCGCTACCGCATGCACCCGCCGGAGGAGTGGCCCGCGCTGAACGATCTGATGGGCGGACGGTCGACGGCGGTGCCGCGTGGCTTCATCCGCCGCACGGTGCTCTCCGGGCCGTGCGCGCTGCATCGCGCGATGCGCGACGAGTGGTCGCGCCACTGGGCGCGCATTCGCCAGAATCACGAGAAGCGGTTCGCCCTGGCGCTATACCTCACGCAGCCGATTCTCCGCGAGGTGTTTGGGATGAAGGAGCCCGAGGATGTCGAGCCGTACATCCGCGGCCCGTGGCCGCCCTTCGATCCGGAGGATGACGCCGAGCCCGAGGAAGCGCGCCCGTGAGTGTTCCGTGGCAGTGCCCGTGCTGCGGCATCATTTGGGCGCCTGGCATGGCCTTCTGTCACTGGTGCTCGCCGCTCGGGCAGATCGACGAAAACGTGCGGCAGTTCCACGACTGCCCGACGTTCGGCCGCCAGGTCGACACCATGTTCGCGACGATGATGCGCGACGTCCCGACGATCAAGCCCGAATACAAGGTGCCGCCGCGGCCCGACATCAAGCGGCGAGAGGAGTGAAGATGGAGGCGGTGCAGGTCTACGTCACCCCCGAGTTTTTTGATGGCACGTGTCCCTATCCGGTCGCGGCGCTGTGGATCGATGGTGCGCTGTTCGACACCTACCCGTGCGGCATCGTTCGCAAGCGCGTGAAGTGGCTGCCGCTGTGGCTCCCCTTCAACGCGCGCTACGACTTCTCCATTTACGCGCAACTCGCGTGCGTGAAGCGGCTGCGTGAGCTCGGCGAGGAACTGCGGACGCACATGCACGGCGCGATTCGTCGTGATGTAGAATGCCACGCATGAAAAAGCTGGCGATCGGCGACCCTGAACAGAACGGCGCGACTCTCCCCCTGAAGATGCTCGAGCTCCGAAGCGTGACGCTCGGCAGCTCGGGATCCGGCAAGACGACCGGCGGCCGCGTGCTCGCCGAGGAGTGTTACGAGCAGGGCGTGCCGTTCGGCGTGATCGACCTCAAAGGCGACTGGTGGGGATTGAAGTCGAGCGCGGACGGCAAGTCAGCCGGCATCCCGGTCGTCATCTTCGGCGGCGATCATGCGGACCTTCCGCTCGACGAGCGCGGCGGCGCGGCGCTCGCTGAAATCGTCGTCGACATCCGGCAGCCGTTCATCATCGACCTGGAGAATCTGTCGCGCGCAAAGCAGTGCACGTTCCTCGCTGACTTCTTCGACCGTCTCTACGACGTGAACCGCGAACCGCTCGTGCTGTTCTGCGATGAGGTGGACCGATACGCGCCGCAGAAGTCGATGACGGCGGAGGCCATCAAATCGCTCTCGGCGACGGAAGACCTTGCGAAGCGCGGCCGCAAGCACGGGATCTTCCCGAAGTTCATCACGCAGCGAAACGCCTCGCTGAACAAGAACGTGGCCGAGCTGTGCGACGTGGCGATGGTCTACCGCACCTCCGGGCCGAACGATCAGGAGGCGGTGTCGAATTGGTTCAAGACGAAGGCGACGAAGGACCAGCTCACGAGCGTGATGGCCGTCCTCGCCGGCCTCGAGACCGGCACCGCCGTCGTGTGCAGCGCGCATCCGTCCGTGCGCACGTTCGAAACGATCGCGTTCCGCGAGCCCCGCACCTTCGACTCCTCGGCCACGCCGGAGATCGGCCGCACGGTCATCAAACCGAAGGCGATGGCTTCGGCGGACCTCGACGCGCTGCGCGAGCGCATGGCCGCGACGATCGAGCGGATGAAGGAGAACGATCCGAAGGAGCTGCAGCGCCGAGTGAAGGAGCTCGAGGCCGCGGCGAAAAAGGCCGGCGGCATGCCGACCGAACAGCAGCGCGCTCTCCTCGAGGAAGCCCGCGCCGCCCGCGTGGCGGCTGAGCGAGAAGTTGAGCAGCTACGCGCCAGCATCCGCGACCTGCGCGCGCGACTGAAGAACATCCGCGCGCACGCGGTGGCAATCGAGGAGGCGTCCGCGCTGGACGGTGAGGAGCCGAAAGCGGCCGCGCCACGCACGTTCTTCCTGAACGAGCAGCATGAGAGCCGTGGTCGGAAGTCGGCGCCGGCGCCGATCGTCCACAAGATGCCCGCCGCGAAGGTCGTGAAGGCGGCACCGCCGGCGGCGGTCTCGTCGAACGGTTTCCAGCCGAACGGTTCTCAGCAGCGAGTACTCGACGCGATCGCGTGGTGGGCGTCGATCGGCGTGCCGGAGCCGAGCCGTGCGGCCGTGGGCTTCGTCGCCAAGATCAAGCCGACCGGCGGCCACTTCAGCAACACCGTTGGACCGCTGAACACGCACGGCCTGACCTTCGCGCCGCGCGACGGCTTCATCGCGCTCACGCCCGCCGGCGAGGGGCATGCGAATCATCCGGACACGCCGCCGACGCTGGCCGAGTACCACGCCGCCATCCGGTCGATTCTGAAGACGGGCGCGTCGATCAAGATGTTCGATGCGATCGTCGAGCACGGGCCCGGCGAAATGACCGTGGCCGAGGTGGGCGAGGCCACCAACATCGACCCCACCGGCGGGCACTTCAGCAACTCCATCGGCCCGCTCGGCACCCTCGGGATCATCACCCGAGGCGCCGGCATGGTGCGCCCGACCGAGCTGCTGTTCCCGCCGCACCTTTCGTGAAGGCGACCGACATGACCCATTCCGCAACCTGCATCTCCTGCGAAGCGCCGCTCCCGGGCCCGCATGTCGAGGGCTGCCCGATGTCGCTGTCGACCGGCGGCGCGAACATCCAACAGCCGCGCAACGTGTACCACGACGCGCAGCAGCGGTATCTCCACGATCCGCAGTTCCACGCAGCGTGCGAGACCATGGTGGCGATCGCGCTGCAGGGCGGCTTCACGCCTGGCGAGTTGCGGGACATCGCCTTCACTGCATCGCTGCTGATCGAGCAACGGTATGCGCGGCCGTTTTTCGTGCAGAGGCGCCCGACGTGAACGGCATGATGCCGAAAGAACGGCTGGACCTCATACGTGCCCACGAAGGCGACTACGGGCCCGTCCGCGAACTGCTCGACTACATCGACACGCTGCACAAGCGGCAGACGGCGCTCCACCGCCGGCTACAGAAGGCCGAGGGCGCCGCCGCGCGCGCGCAACGCAAGCCGATCGACACGTGGAGCTCGCGCGAGCGGCAGCAGGAGGCGGCAGAGCGCGATCGCGGTATGGCAGCCATCGGAAAGGCTGCCGCCCGCGAGAGGGAGCGCGACACGTGAGCCGATCGCCACGCCGCAAGGCGCTGAAGGCGCTGCGCCTCGAGCGAAAGCAGGTCCGCCGCGAGGGTGACGCATACCGCGCGCAGCTCCTCCGCCAGATGAACGACTGGCTCGAGATGCACATGGCGGAGCTCCGCGAGGTGCGCGAGACGTTCGCGCCTCAATTGGAACGGCTCATCTCCGTTCGGATCGGCATGCCGCACAAGGTCGCGGTGCCGCACACCATCCCCAGGCATCGCGGGATCGACTCGGCGCCGGCAGTCGCGGAGGTGTTCAGCACGTATGACCTCGACACCCGCGAACTGCTGCGCCTCTGTATCGACATGCCGCGCGAGCTGATTCTCTACCTGTTCAACAAAGACGCTGAGTCCTGGCGCATCGCCGAACGCGAGCTGCAGCACGCCGCGACAAGGCTCGTGCGCGAACTGATGAAGATGGCCTTCACTGGGAGACTCGAGCAATGAAACCCCTGCACATCACAAAGATCGATCACGAGCACCGCGCCGATCCACGCATCCGCGGCATGTGCATCGGCTGCGAATGGCGAGGCCCGTGGCGCCGGTCGGCCGCCAAGGTCGACGAGGACCGGAAGCGCCACCACGACGAGATCACGGCGGCCACGTGATGAGCGATCCGACGACCGAACGCCGTTGCGACGACTGCTCGCAATGCGAGGGTGCGCGCATCCACCGCGACACCACGCTCCGGCACTTTCACCTCTTCTCGATTCCGCTGATGGAGCGGCCCGCGAGCGACTTTCCCGAGGGGTGGCCGCCGGGTTTTGAAGCGGTGATGTGTCCTCCTCGCCGGCACCTCGTGCAGACGGTCGTCGGCCAGCGCGCCGGCAAGCGCCGCGACGCCGAAGCCGCGCAGAAGGCGCACGAGCACGACATGGAGCTCATCAGGCGCCAGGCGTGGAAATGGGTGCAGGAGGAAGAGCAGCGAGAAGCCCAAGGCGACGCGCCGCTCGCGGACTGATGGCGATCCGCACGCTGACCTTCGTGGCGATGAACAGCTTCGCCGTCTGGTGCGACACGTGCGCGGACGCGATCCCTTTCAGCGCGTTCGACGACGTCGAGGTGATGAAGTCCGCGCTGCGCGTTCACGCGGCCGACGAGCACGGGCAAGACGTCGGCTTCTTCCGCGCGATCGCGCCAGGCGCAGACGCCGCCGAACTGCGCATCGAATTCGTCTGCGGTTCCCGTCGTCTGCGGCGGGCGTACCATAGGCGAAATGAACAGTGAGGAATCGCGCCGCGCGGCCAACGCCGCGATCGCTGCCGGTTCGGATGAGGAAGTCGACGCAGTCGTCGGCGGCGTCGTCCGGGGCGTGCGCGAGTTCGTCGCGCTCATTCGTTGCGGCCGCCGTGACTGCACGTACGCCGGCGAGCACATGATGCCGCTGCGCGATCGCATCCACGCAAGCGAGTGGATCGGGATGGCTGTGCTCCTGCATCCGACGACGCCGAACCTCCGCGTCGAGCTGCGCCGGTTGACGTAGATTCGTCATTGCGTATAATGGCCCGCGCCGGCCCGGCTTCCCGCAAAGGTGGCGCGTTCCCGTTGCAAGACGCAGCGCGCAAAGCTGGCGCCGAACCCGAGGCCGGCGCAAAATCGAAGGAGGAACGATGGAACCGACGACCACCACCATCACCGAGGCGCTGGCCGAGGTGAAGCTGATCGGAAAGAAGATCGGCAAGAAACAGGAGTTCATCCTCACCTATCTGCTGCGCGGCGCGATGGTGAAAGACCCGCTCGAGAAGGACGGCGGTTCCGAGACGATCGTCGCTCGCGAGATGCAGGCGATTCGTGACCTCGAGGAGCGCGTCGTGAAGATTCGCACGGCGATCGCGCACGCGAACGCCACCGCGCAGCTCACGATCGGGACGACCACGCGCACCGTGTCGGAGTGGCTGACCTGGCGCCGCGACGTCGCGCCGATCGAGAAGAAGCTCCTCGGCGACATCGTGGCCCGCGTCAACGCCGCGCGTGAACAGGCGCGCCGCGCCACCGGGAAGCTCACGAGCGACGCCGCGGCGGCCGAACCGTCCGACATCCTCGTGAACCTCAGCGAAGTCGAGATCCAGACCCGCGTGGAGGCGATCGAGGAAGTGCTCGGCCGTCTCGACGGGTTGCTCTCCCTGCACAACGCTCGCACCACCATCACGCTCAACTAGCTCAGGATTGCCTTCGGCGGCGAAGTGAGAGAACGACAGCGGATCAAGGCGCCCTCGCCTTTCTCGGTCAGGGGGCACATGCTTGCGGAGCATGCGCAGCGGTTCAAACCCGCACGAGCTAACACGCTCAACGCTCAGAAGTTGAAAGGTACGAACGATGACAAGCTCAGTGCTCATGCTTCAAAGCTCGGTAAAACCCGCCATTTGACTGGCCGCGGCGGAAACGTCGCGGAGGCGCCCACCGTTGCCGGCGCCTTCTCAGGTCGGCGGCTGCTGTTCGGAGGCATGTTTTGAGCGGGCGCGTCCTCGAGATGCGCACAAACGCGGAGGGCGGCGTCCGGATCATTGAGGATGCGAGCGTCGGCCCGCCGGATGTGGAGGATGTCGTACGCCGGTACGGCATCCGCCCGACATCCATGGCGGTCTACTACGACGGCTCGGGCATCGCCAAAACAGAGCTGCACTTCGATCCGCCGGCGAGGCCGTTCACGCCCACGATCCCCGGACGCTTTCAACCGCCGATCGGCCCGTCTCTCGCCGAGGCGATGGAGAACTTCGGCTCCGGAGTGCTCAACGGGTTGCGCACGCAGCTCCGCAACGAACGGATGATCCGCAAGGCGTACGAGATGGGCGCGACCGTGCGATCGAACGCGAAGCCCGAGCAGTGGACGTGCGGCCGCTGCGTGCTCGACTGGCCCGACGAGTCGCCGGTCTGTCTGATGTGCGGCAACACCGCGGTTGCGCGGCATGTCCCGCCGCAGTCGATCCGTATCCCCGCGCTTCCGCCAATGGGTGAGACGCGCGCCGTGCGCGTCGCGATCGACGGGAAAGTCGTGGGCGAGGTGCCGGTCGGCTCCTTTCTGGTGCTGAACGAAGGACCGACGCACGAACTGTCCGGCGTCACGATCGGCCACGGGTACGAGCTCGAGGCCGAGGAAGTCGCGCCGGCGCCGGTCTACGGCTTCGGCGTCTCGCCGGACGGTCTCACCGTGGATCCCGCACCGTTCGGAGCGTTGCCCGCGCCGCTGGCGAAGGCGAAGCCCGAGACGTGGGCCGAGAGTTACGAGACCATGTTCCGCATGCTCGGCAACGCTCGCGCCCTCGAGGCCATGGGCGTGCCGGAACCTTCACGCCCGTACCGACACACCTTCCGAGTGAGGTAGCGCATGCCGCTCGTCCGCGAGTTCGTCGTCACCCGCGACGCCGACAACCGAGTCACCGAATTGCTCGTGCGCTTCTACGGTGGCGGCGAAATCACCATTCCCACCACCGGCACGGCCGTCACCATGGGCCGGCTGTTCGCGAAGCCGCGCACGCTCGTCGACGTCGTGGCCTCGTTCCCGGCGGACGCACCGGACATCTCCGACGTCACGCTCACGGCGCTCTGCAGGTTTTGCCACCGGCCCGTGACCATCGGCGCGGACGTCACGAGCGTCGTCAATTCGCCGGTGTACTGCGCGCGGCCCGACTGCAAAGAGCTCGGGGAAGAGCTGGCGCGGCAGGCGGTCGCGGGGTGATCCGGATGGACGATCGGCGCCTCTGCTCGCTCGCGCTGTGGCTCTACCACCTCGGCCTTGCGTGCTTGACGTGGGTGACGGGCTTCATGGCGATCGTCGCCGTGTCCGCGCTCTGGCGCGGTGGTGATGGCCCGATCGGCACGGGGCTCGTCGTCGTGGCGTGGCTCGTGACCGTCCTTCCGGCCTGGCGTGAGGTGATCGCTCTCCGGCGCGACCTGTTCAGGGCTCGGTCATGAGGGAGAAGAAGGGAGGCGACGGCCCCCTGACGCCGCCCGCGCGCCCTCACCGTAAATACGGTGCGAATTCGGTGACGGTGTTCCATCGGGATCGTCGGCAGCGTCGAGAGCTGATCTTCGACGAGGCGAAGTCGATCCCGGCCGAAGTCGTTGAGCGCGTGCGACATAACCTCGACGGAGGGGCAGAGCAGACGTGGAAGCCGCTCGGGCCGCGGCGGGGCGATGACTGGTTTGCTCGAGCGTTCGGCATGACGCCACCGCCAGCGGAGGGCCGCTGCCGCTACTGCGGGCGCTTCATGGCGCGCGACGAGGTGTATCCGCCGGAGTTCCCGCGGGAGTGCCCGCGCGCGCCGCTCGGCCGCTGCGTCGCCACCAACTGACCGCCACTTTTCGCCGGCGCCAGTGTCTTCTAGAGCATGGCAAAACCGACGAAAGAAACTGCCCCTCTGCCCACCGTCCGCCGTCGCCGCGAGGTTCAGGACCGCGGGATGAGCGACCTGGAACGGAAGCGCCGCCGTGAGCACGCGCGCCGCGAGCTGAGAGACCATCAGCAGACGTGCGCGACGTGCAGCCCGCGCAAGCCGTGCAGCATCGCCCTCGCGCACGCGGACGCGATCGACCGCTACCGGGACTGACCTTCCGCCGCTGTAGTCGCTGGCCCGCCGGGATTGGAGACCTCGGCGGGCCGTTCGTTTTGCCCCTTGACAATGCTTACCGGTTAGCATACATTGTGAGCATGGAAACGACGAACGCAGTAGCGCAGCCCTCCTCCCACGCCATCCCGACCGCTCCCGTGCGCATCGTGAAGCGTTGCGCGTCCACCATCGCGGTCGGCGATCAGATCATGCCGCCGGCGCGCGAACTGCGCCTCTGGCTCCGCCGCAATCTCGCCGAGAAGGGCATGACCGAGGCCGAGGCCATCATGACCGTGACGGAGGTGAAGCAAGGCGCCCCGGACAAGCGCGGCCCGTGGCTCCTCGTCACGGCCTTCATGCCCGATGCGTGGTATGCCGAGTGCCCGAGCGGCCCGTACCCGTGGACGTTCCACATCCGCCCTGACACGCTGTGGCCGGTGGTCGTCGGAGGTGCGCGGTGAACGCGCCGAAGATGGTCCCCGTCTACCGCGGCAAGCGCGCGCGAACGCTCGTCGGACACCTGCTGATGTTCTGGTGCAACTCGGCGGGCCGGTACGTGAGCATTCCGGGCGCCTCCTACTTCGTGCCGGCGGTGCAGCAGTGAGCGCCCCGAAGCACGTTCGCACGCACCGCTTCGACGCCGACACGCTCTACGTGCAGGACACGGGGATCATCAAGTGCGGCGCCCACGTCGGAACGGAAGCCACGTACACGCCCGAGCGGTGGGACGCCCTGACGTCCGCCGAGATCGAGAAGATGGAGCTCGCGTGCGAGGACACGCGCTGCGCTAGGAAGGAACGGAGCTGACCATGAACCTCTACGCGCCCAACGGCAAGATCATCAACGGCACGCTCGAGCGTCTTGAAGGCGTCGCCATCATCGACGAAGTCGTGACGCTCGGCGACGGGCCCCTCCTCCCCGCCGACGCGATCAAGTGGGAAGGCATAACGGAGATCGACTGGGACTCGCAGAAGACGGCGACGGCGCAGGAGTCCGGCCGCATTTTCGTCGACGAGGAGGGCGGACGCTGGCCCGAGTCAGCGGTCGTCCGTGCTACGCGCGAGCGCATCGCAGGAGGCCACCAGTGAAGGAGTTCAGCGTCCCCGTCATCTTCACCGTCGACCGCGGCGTCGAGCACCAGGACGAGGCGAACCGCCGCGTCATCGCCGCCCTCGGCGCCACCATCGGCAACGGCCTGGCCGACGACGACGGCATCGACTGGCGCGTCGCGAAAAGCGTCTCCATGGAGGGTGATGGCGTCCTTGTCGCCAAGGTCACGACGCCGGCGGAACTGATCGAAGCGTTGGACGGCCTGCACACGCTCGCACTCGACAAGCTGCCGGACACGGTCGTTGCGCCGTTCGTCGATCTGCTCGAGCGCACGATCCGCGAAGCGTTGCAACTCGCGGCGATCAAGAGGCCGACGTCATGAGCGACCCGCGCAACCCGAAGCGACCGGAAGGCCCGGAGGGCGACTCCTGGGCCATTTGCCGCGGCTGCATGCGCGGCGCACCGCACGTGCGCGACATCCGCCACAAAAAGCATTGCCGCGGCCGCGCTCTGCCAGAGCTCACGGTGTTCACGGTCGACGACGTCGACATGCCCGACGCGCTGAAGCCCGAGCACGCGCTGAAGCCCGACACGCTGCGCCGCATCGCCGAGGGCATCCGCCGATACAGGGGGCGTCTCTGATGCTGCCGCCGCTCCGCGATCTCATCGCCGGCGCCGTCGAGGACGCAGCGCGCTACCGGCAGCATGCGAAGGCCGCGCGACAGCTCGCGCGCACCACGCGCAACCCCGTCGAGCGGATCATGGCGCGCGGCCGTGTCGCCGAGTACGTGGCCGAGGCGAAGAAGCGCGACGCCTACGCCGCGGAGCTGCGTGCGCAGGCCGGGAAGGGAAAGGCGAGGCGGTGAGCGGCGGTCAGCTCGAGCTGCAGTTTCACAAACGGCCGAAGCGCGTTCGCGGCGCGAAGCCGCTCGCGAAGGGCGCCCGAATGCGCATCATCGAAACGCCCGACATGACGTCGTGGTCGCGCGCGGACGTCGGCGTCGTCGGGACGATCGGCGATCCCTACCCGATGAAGGACCGCTATGGCCGCCGCGGCGCGCGCGACGTCATCGGCTACTACTACTTTTTCCCCGACGACGGGCAGAAGCCGTGGAGGCACAGCGACGAGCCGATCGCCGTCACATCGTTGCAGGTCGAACCGGTGGAGATCGAGCCGTGACACCGCGCCGGTGGGAGGCGCGCCTCGTCAACGGCGGCCGCACGATCGTCGGCACGCGCGGCCACTACCTCGGCCACCACGTGGGCCGCTTCCCGACGCTCGGCGCCTACGTCCTCGAGGCCGAGGCGGAGCCGTTCTGGCACTGGACGCTCGTGTGGCTGTACGCCGGCGCGTTCCAAGGCTCCATCTCCGTCGCCGCTTGGCCGACGCACTCGGTGAACGCGCTGCAGCGCGTCGTGAGGCCGTGGGAGTTCGACGCCCGCCCTCTGCCGCCGGAGGCGCACGATGCGTGACGCCAGACAGCGCGCGCCGAAATGGGAGCAATGCCGCAAGTGCGGCCGCGGCGCCAGGCGCCTCGACGCGATCGCGCACGCGCCTCATTGCCCGACGATGACGGCCGTGCACGAGATGGCCGAGATGCCGCTGCCGACGTCCTCGGCGCAGACGCTCGAGGCGAAGGTGTGGGCGTGGCTCGAGTCCGGGCCCATGATGGACATCCACGCCGATCTCGACGTGCTGCCGTGCATTCGTGCCGCCGGCTGCTCGCTCAGCGACGCGATCGACGCGCTGATGGCCGACCGCTTCGGCCCGATCGCGCGCATGTTCGACCGCGTGCTCGTCGTGGCCGGACGGCCGCTGCGCCGTTGACACCCATTCGGCGTGACGTATACTCGCTCCACGTCGCGTAAGCCGGCATGACGGAGCGCGACTTGGGGGAGGTCGCGGGTTCGAATCCCGTCCCCGGCTCCGCCGGGGTAGTCGCGGCGGGAAAGTCTGACGGAAACTCTCGACTCTTTCCGTCACACCTGACGGAACGCGCGAAGTCCCGGGCCCCTTTGCTACGCTCGCCGCATGTCGTCAGCGGCCAAGGCGTTCCAGCGCCGGATCCTCGAGCACGTCGAGGAAGTCGAGTACGTGAAGGAGCACGCCAGGCGCGTCGCCGAGACGGTCATCGCCCGCGTCGACGTCCGCGAGCTCGCGCAGAACAGCGCCGGCGTCGTCGAGCGGATCATCGCCACCCTGCTCGCGGAACTCGGCCCCGCATCTCGCCGCCTCGCCACGCTGTCGGCCACCTACGCCGTCTTCCTCGGCTTGCCGAAGCTGACCGCGGCGCAGGTCCGGCAGCTCGCCGAGGAGGCGTCGACGAAGTTCTTCGCGTTCGCTTCGCCGGCGATGACCGACGCAGGGCTGCAGGTGAGCTCGCGCATCAACGACATGGTGGCCGCCGGCGTCGATCCTGCCGGCGTGAACGCCGCCCTGAGCTCGAGGGAAGGCCCGCGCGCGCTGATGGTCCCCCTCGCCGCGGTGACGAAGCGCGTCTCGGCGAGCTGGATGCAGTTCGTCGATCGAGACATCAACGACGCCGCGGTGTCGCTGGCCGTCGATCCCCCAAAGACGCGCGCCCGCGACCGCGTATTCGGGGAGAAAATCTTCTCCTTCGTCGTCGACGCCCGCCCGTTCACGTGGATCGCCGTCATGGACGGCCACACGTGCGACGGCGAGTTCCCCTTCGCTTGCGCGCCACGCCACGGCCAGCGCCGGACGCTGATCGAGTGGCGGTACCACGGTCTGCCGGGCTCGCCGGTGCTCGTCTGCTCGATGCACGCTCCTCGAGGCGCTTCCCCCTGCCGGTGCGTCCTGGCGAGCCCGAAAGACCTCGAGGCGATCGAGGCGCTGGAAGCGATCGACGCGGCCGACGCGATCAAGCGCGGCAAGGCCCGCGCGCGACGCTGACCGACCCTCGGTTTCCCTAGGAAAACCAAGGTCCGGCTCGGCCTTTCCGCAGACGGGCCGCCCGCTCAGTCCGTTCTATGTAATGTCGAATGAGCGGCTTACGGCCTCGGTGTCGCGGAATCGTGGCACTTGACTTTTCGAATGCCAACCTGCGCACCATGGGCGAAATCGCGGCCGAGCCTGGGGTTCGGCCATCGTCCAAAAGCGGTTCCAAAACTCGGAGGCAATTGCATGCAGCGTTTCCACGTGCGCTCGGGCTGGGCCCATTTCCGCGCAACCATGGCTGAGCCGTTTTCCGGTCGTCGTTCCAGCACTCAGTTCTTCGAACCCCTGTGCATCGACGATCCGAACGCCGGCGGCGGTGGGGGCGGTGGTGGGGGCGGCAACGACGGCGGCGGGAACAATGGCGGCGACGGTGGGGCCGGCGGCGCTGGTGGCGGCAATGCAGACGACGAGGCGGCAAAGAAGGCCGCCGAGGACCGGAAGCTCGCTGCGGAAGCGGCCGGGTGGCGCACGAAGTATCGGGATGAGCAGAAGAAATTCGGCGATTTCCAGACTTCCGCCACGGCGCAAATTGATGCGCTGAAGGCCGAACTCGAGGAGATGAAGTCGCGCGGCAATGGCAACGGCAACGGGAACCCCCAGCCTGGCGCCAACGGCCAACCCGCGATCGAAACCCACCCCGAGTTCGTGAAGATGCAGCGCCAGCTCACCGAAGTGACGAAGTCGCTGACGGCCGAGCGCGAAACCCTCGCGAAAGAGCGTGCGACGCTCAAAAACGAGAAGATTCAGCGCGCGGTCGGCGAGGTGGCCGGCGAGGGCAAGTTCCTCCTGCCGACCATCTTCCGCAAGGTGCTGGCCGAGAAGGTCGACATCGCCGCGGACGGCGCCCTCGTCATGAGGGTTCCCAACGAAGTCGGCGGCACCGATGAAGTGCCGTTCACCCTCGACAACGTCCTCAAGTACCGCCCGATCGACGAGTTCGACAGCTTCCTGCCGTCGAACGGTTCCAACGGTTCCGGCAACAACGGCGGCGGCAGCGGCAAGGGCCGTCAGAACGACGGTATCGACTGGGCGAAGGTCGAAGGCCCCGGAATGGACCTCGACTACATCCAGAAGAACGCGCAGAAGATCGCCGCCGCAAGGCTCGCACGACAGCAGTAACCAAGATCATTGCCGCAAGGGCTCAGCAGGGCTGAGGCAATGGGGCGCTGATCTCCAACTAGCACAAACAGTTAGGAGACAACGCAGATGGCTAACCAGTTCGACAAAATCGCGAGCGATATCACCTTCTTCGGTACGCTCGTCCTCGCGCAGCTCCGTCAGCAGCTCGCGCTCGTCAATCGCGTCAACACCGACTACAAGGGCGCTTCCTCGGCGGCCGGTCGGAAGATCAGCATCCCCGTGGTCGAGATGTCCGGCAGCGCGCAGACGCGCGGCATCGGCGGCGGCGTCACCCGCAACAGCGGTAAGGCGACGGCCGTCGAGGTGGTGATGCAGCAGATCACCTACTCGTGGGAGCTCGACAACCTCGAGGAGACGTTCTCCAACGTCAACACCGTCCTCGAGATGGCGCAGCGCGCCGCGATCAAGATGGCGGACGGCGTCGACGCGCTGCTCACCGGCCTCTGGCCGCTGATCCCGTATCGCGTCGGCCCGCTCGACGGCTCGGGTCTCTTCAACCCGACCGACAAGGTGAAGGCGTTCGCTCAGGCCCGCAAGGCCCTGAAGGACAACCTCGCCCCGACCGACCGTCTGTTCATGATCCTCGGCACCACCGAGGAGCTGAACCTCACCACGCTCGACATCTACACCCAGGCGCAGCAGTCGGGCGATCCGACGCAGCTTCGCACGGGTGCACTCAAGCCGATCATGGGCGTGCAGCCGTACGCCTCGCAGGCCGTGCCGACGAACATCACGTTCACGCCGGCCGACAACACCGGCTGGAACACCCCGACCACCTCGGGCGTGAACGCCATCGGCGCGACGACGCTGAACGTGGCCGGTCTCGCCAATGGCGCGACCATCACCAAGGGCAGCATCTTCACCATCGCCGGCGGCGGCACCATGCCGAACGGTCAGCCGCAGCCGTATTCGGTCACGGCCGACGTCGTCGCCAGCGGCGGCGGCGCCGCGGCGCTTCCGATCTCGCCCGCGCTGAAGGCGGCGCCGGCGAACGGTGCGACGATCACGCCGGTGGCCTACACCGGCACCCACTCCATCAACCTCATCGCGGACCCGAGCGCGTATCTGTTCGTCGTTCGTCCGCAGGCCGCGGTTCCTCCGGGCGCCGGCGTCCTGCAGATGGACTTCACCGACCCCGTGTCGCAGCTCACCTTCCGTCTGTCGATCGAGGCGAACATCGCCCGCGACAACGCTGCGGGCCGCGCGTACACCACCGTGTGGACGCTCGACCTGCTCGCCGGCGCGAACATCGTTCGTCCGGAGCTGGCGGTGCGCGCCGAGGGCGAGGCGTAGTCGGTTGTTCTCTCGTTCACATAGTCGCTTTGGGCACGGCGGGGCTAACACCCCCGCCGTCGCTTTTTCCGGAGGCGGCCGATGAAGCGGCCGATGACCGACACGTGGCCGGAGCGCATCTACGTCGCCGCGCGCGGCGAGTGCGTCTTCACGTCCGTGCACGATGCCGACTCCGGCGTCTCACTCCCGAACACCCAACGCGTCGACCTGTCGATCGGCTGCGAGGGGTTCATCACGGCCACCGTCACGGCGCTCCGCGTCGACGCCGAGGGCCAGATCGAAATCGACGTCGACGAGCAACGCGCGGCGACATTCACCCGCACCTTCATCGTGCAGCCATTCGAGCAGTTCGGCTTCACGTGCGAGCCCGCGGAAACCCCGGAGGCCACCGATGAGCAGTGATCCGCAGACCACCCACGCCGGCGCTACGCCTGGCACGAAGCCCGAGCTCTCGCTCTCGTCGCGAGCGTTGGATCTCATCCTCGAGTACGAGGGTTTCGACCGCGGCGGGTGGCCTGGTGGCGCCTCGGGCATCACGATCGGCTACGGCTACGACCTCGGCTACCACACGCTCGGTGAGTTCGCGAAGGACTGGCGCACGCACCTGAGCATCAACGACTACCAGAAGCTCCGCGCGTGCGTCGGCATCAAAGGCACGCGCGCGCAGGCCCGTTCGCGCATCCTCAGCGGCATCAAGATCAGCCGCGAGGCCGCACGAGCGGTGTTCGCGAGCGCGTCGATTCCGAAGGCGATCACGGCGACACTCGCCGCGTTCCCTGGCGTCGAGAAGCTGCCGGCCGACGCCGCCGGCGCGCTCATCTCGCTCGTGTTCAACCGCGGCGGGCGTCTTTCGGACAACGATCCTCGGTTGCAGGAACGCCGCGAAATGCGCGCGATCCGCGCGGCCGTGGCGGCGGGCGACCTGATGGAGATCGCGATGCAGCTCCGCTCCATGGTTCGTCTGTGGGAGGGGAAGGGCCTGGGTGGCCTCATTCGCCGGCGCGAGGCCGAGGCCGCCCTCGTCGAATCCTGCATCGAGGGCGCGCCCGGCGCCCCTTCCACCACACCCGCCAAGGCCACGGGCGCCGCGGCGAAATAACGGAGGTTCCATGCGTCACCTGACCCGCACCGTTCTCCTTCTTCTCACGCTTCTCACCCTGGCCGGCTGTTTCGCCTCGAGCGGATCGACGCCGGCGCCGGTGGTGACGCCGCCCGACACCGCGACGTCGCCGGCGGACGAGATGAGCAAGCTGCCGGACCTGCTCAAAATCACCACGCCCGAGCAAGCCGAGGACGTCTTCTTCTCCATCGTCAAGATCGTGAAGAAGACGAGCGACGCCGTCGAGGCCGAGCCGATCAAGACGCCGGCCGACGAGAAGGCGCACAAGGCCGTGAAGGATGCCGTCCGCACCTTCAAAGCCGCGGCCCGTACCGTCTATCCCGCGATCGAGCTGTGGCGAAGCGTCGGCGATCGCGCCACTTGGGACCGCGAGGCGCCGAAGTTCCTCGCCGCCGCGGTCAAAGTCGCAACGGAGGTGAAGTAGCCATGCCGAAGCTGAGCATTTCCGATCCGACCGTCCGCGCAGTGCTCGTGAAGGCGCTGAAGATCGGCGTCAAGACGTTCGTCCCCGGCGGGGGCGCCATCGTCGCCGGCGCTGAGGCGTTGTGGGAGGCGTACCGCGACGCGCTGATGAACGAGTTCAGCGTGCCCGTCGAGGAGCGCGCCGCGCTGCTCGAGTGGATCGCCACCGACGACGAGTAGACCGCCATCACCGTCCACCACTGACCGGGGCGGCCTCGCCTGATGCGCTGGCCGCCGCCGGATCCCGACTTCTACAGGAGGTTTTTCATGAGCGAAACAGCCACGATCCTACCGGGCGAGCAGCGCCCGATGGTGTGGATGTACATGCCGCCGGACGGGACGCCGATGCCGTGTCTGGCCGACAAAGTCGCCTACGCGCGCGGCCTCGGATACGAGGAATGCAACCCGCCCGACGCGGAGCGTAAGCCCGTCAGCGACGTCATCCCCGAGGAGACCGCCGCCGACCACGAGGAGCGCGTCGCGCGCGAGCTCGAGGAGCGGCAGGCCGCCGTGGCCGAGCAGCTTGCGGCGATCGGCGTGGTGCGGCCGCCGAACATCGGCTGCGCCGACTGCGGCGGTTCTGGACTTTGCCCGAAAGGCGCCGTTGCGCCGTGCTGGACGTGTTATCCCGAGGCCCGCGAGGCCGCTGAAGCCGCGGCGAAGGGCCCCAACCTCGAGGACGACTCGCCCACGCTCGGCGGCAGCGACAACGGCGACGTGATCGACGGCCTGCCGGCCGACACGACCACGATCACCGTCACCGGGACCGGATTCGAGCCCACGAACACCGTGAAGCTCGACACGACGACTCCGCGGAGCTGCAATATGGCCGGCTGCAAGGGCCTCTGCGGAATCTGCCCGCCACCGAAGAAGGTCACGGTGCGCGCGGGGCGTGAGCTGAACAAGAATCGCCGCGCCCTCGGCCTCGACCCTCTCAAGATCGTCGACGGCGTCGTGAAAGGCGGTGCGTGATGCAGGAGCCGACCATCACCACGCCCGTCATCATGGGCGTCGACCCGGCGGGACCGGAGGGCGATCGCACCGTCGTCCGCGCCTTTCCGCGTGCTGCTGTAGAGCAGCTATCCGGCATCTCGGGAGATGCTGAAGAGCAGCCGATTGACAGCCAAACGGCTGCCGATCGGATCAACAGCAGCCTCCCGCCCGTCCAGGCGAAGCGGCCGAATGTCGCGCTCATGAAGAAGTGGAGCGCCGACCCGGTCAAGTTCGCGCACGACATCGGCGTGAAGCTCGACCGCGAGGAAGCGAAGGTTCTCCGGCGCGCGATGCGCGGCGACATGCCCACCGGACGCCGGAAGAAGGACATCCTCGAGGCGGTGCGCGTGAAGATCGAAAACGCGCTGCAGCGCATCCACGAAGCCGACACCGCCGGAACGCTCGTGCGTCCCCAGGCCGTGCCGTCGCTCGAGCCGGAGGTGTCCGATGGCGGCGAGTGAGCTGACGATCGACGTCTCCGGGCAGCTTCGCGAGTGGTACGACAACCCGATCGCCTTCACCGAGGCGCTGATCCTCGGCCGACCGATGAACCGCCACGAGATGCGCGTGGTCAACGCGTTGTTTTCCGCCGGGCATGAGACACCCGACCCCGCGCGCGACATCATGGAGTATCTGAAGCCCCAGGCGTTGCGGATCGTCGCGGCGCTCGGCCTGAACACCGACTCCGGCCGCCGGCGACGCCGGAAGGCCGGCCATCTCGAGACGTTGCGCGCGTTTCGCCAGCAGCCCGACATCTACCCGGCGCTCCGCTATGAGCACCGGTGGATTCGCTCGCGCTGCGGCTTCTGCCGCGCGCTGTACGCCTCGGAAACGTTCATCAGCTTCGTGCAGCTCATGACCGGACGCCGGATGTACGTGCTCGAGCGCGAGGACGTGCTCGACTGCGGCCACCCGTCCGCCTTGCTGTACCCCGTGGAGTGGGAGCGCGATGGCCGGCCGGTCCCCTGCGCCAGCAAGGGCGCGTGAGATCGAACCGGAGCGCCGGCGCGAGCTCGTCGAGCACGTCCGGCGCCGCGCTTTCGAGCGCATCGGCTCCGATTTCGAGATTACCGACTCGCGGTACGACGAACTGCGCCGGCGGTGCCGTGAGCGCCGCGGGCGCCATGTCGGCGGTCGTGGCACGGGGGAGATTTGGCGCCTCGTCGTGTGGGGTGGCGTCGTCCTCTACGCCATCTTCGTCCGGGCCGATGACGAGCTCGTGACCCTTGTAAGCGAGGAGATGTTTCGGGAAAACTGGGTTGCGACGTATCCGTCCAACGGCCGCAGCAGGAAGTGAGGAACGACCATGGCGCTCACCAGCGAGCAGATCGACGTCATTCGACGGCAGTACATCCGCGACCTTTGGAAGCCGGCGGTGCCCAACGTCTCGCCGGCGGAAGGGCTGTCGCACTTCAACCTCGCGAACAAGCGGGCGTTCATCAGCGACGAAGGGCTGCATGCGAAGGCGGACCAAGTCAGCCGCGCGTTTCGCGATGAGCTCTCCGGCGTGTACGAGGACGAGTACTCCCGCCTGACGCGCGGCGGCGTTTCCGAGTCGGTGGCCGAGACCGACGCGACCGCGCTGCAAAACGACGCCTTCTATCGGCTCATCCGAGCTGCCGTGTACGAGGACATGATGCTCGATGCCGGCTACGTCGGCTCCATCGCCGACAACGACCAGCGCACCGCCCTGTTCAAGACGTGGGAGAAACAGATCATCCGCGATCGCCAGTTCACGCGCCAGCGCACGACGCCGGCGCTGCGATCGCTGCCGCTCGAGCGGTTCTGAGGTGCGCCATGCCGTTCGGAGTCACGACCACATTCACGGGCAACGCCGGCGGGAAGCTGCGCGATCTTGCGCGCCGTATCGTCGAGACGCGGCCGCTCGTCGACGCGGCCACGCTCCGCGCGAGCGAGTCCATGAAGCGGAACATCCAGCAGTCGCGGAGCCCGGAGGGCGAGCCGTACGCGCCGCTCTCCGAATTCACGCTGCAGAACCGAACCGGCGACAGCATGATCCCCCTGAAGGACACGCTGATGCTGTTCCACAGCATTCATCCGGAAACGCGCAGCGATGTCACTGGGTGGGCTGGGCCCCTCGGCCTCGACGCGTACTACTACGCCTACCAGAATCAGGGTACGAGCAAACGCGGCAACTTCCGCAAGGGCGAGACGGTGACGCCTGGCATCAAAGCCCGGCCGTTCATCGGCATCCGCGATGAGGATTTGCCGGGCTACCAGGAAGACGCCGCGCGCTTCGTGCGCGCCGTGCTGCTCGTGACCGCCGGGAGATTCAACTGATGCCGTCCTATCCGATCGTCGATCCCGATGCGTTCCTCACGGTGAACCGTCTCGCCATCTTGCAGCTCCTCCGCGAGATTCCGTACCTCGACCCGACGCAGGGCGGCACGCTGACGTTCGTCACCGACCCGCGGACCTCGTTCGACTGGACGACATACACGCCGCCGGCGATGGTGCTGGCGCCGCGCGGTTCCGTGCTCGGCCACGCCGAGAGCAAACAGCAGGACGGGTGCGTTTTCGAGGAGGACTTGCAGTGGGCGCTGTTCGTGGTCGGGCGCAACTACGCGCTCGACGGCAGCGGCGTCGCCGACATCGCGCCAGGCGAGCCGACCGTCGAGGTGATGCTCCACCACGCGCGGATCGCACTCTACGGCCGCGTGGCGATGCTCTCGCCGCGGGCTGTGAAGGTCATGCCGGCCAACCCGCCGTTTTCCTCGCTCCCTCTCGAGCCGACGCGCGTGGTCTATCAGATGAACATCCGCACGAATTGGCTCATCCAGGGCCCGGTGCCGTGATCCGACTTCCGCACGTCCGACAGGAGGATCGGTGGGGCTGCACGATCGCCGTGGTGGCAATGGTCACAGGGTGGAGCTATCGGGACGTCCGCGCGCTGTTCCCCACAAGCGTCGCTGAGCGCGAAGGTCTGATGCTGTGGGAGGTGTTCCAGACGTTCGCATGGTTCGGCTACGCGCTGCGTGTGTTCGGCCAGCAGAAATATGCCTTCTGGCCGGAGTGCGAGCGAGCTGCCGCCGGCGAGCCGTTCGCCGACGTGCACGTGTGCGAGGTTGTCGATTTCGAGGGCGCGGACGGCCATCATCTCGTCGTAATGCTCGCTGATGGCTCCGTGCTCGATCCGCTCCGCGAGCAGCCGCGCCGATTGTCGGACTATCACGCCGTCGTGTACGTCGCGGGCGTCTATCCGATCGACCCGCGGCCAGCGCCATGACGCACTCCATCATCATCAGCGAGTCCACGCCGTTCATCCTGGCCGACACGTGGTGCGGGCCGCGCTACATCGGCCGGCGACGGTGCTTCGCGTGTGGAGCTCGAGCACGGCGACGCCACCGCGTGACGCTAGTGCTGGTGCATCTCGCGACGCTGGACGTAGCACCCGCGTACGTGCAGCCGCGGCGCTGGCCGGTCTGCTGGCGGTGCGCCCGCGAGCTCCGGTAGCTCCTCGTCGATCGGCTGCTGCGCGGCGTGAATAATTCGGCGCATAAAATGCGCGCGAAAAGACACGGTGCTAAGCATTCTGCGAGGTAAGCCTTTCCGGTGCAGTGGTTTCAGCATGCCGTGGCCACGCCGCGCTGCAGTGAATCAATCCGCCGTGCGGAGGCGAACCGCGACGATGACTCCGGCAGCTTCGTACGCTCTGCGCCGGATTTCACGCTGATGCTCCTCGAGGGCGCGGATGACCTCCTCGTCGGGCAGTCGGAACACGAGCCCGGAGACAGGATCGGCGTACGGATTGAGGTTCGGCGTGGCGTCGTCGGGCATGTGCGAGATTCTACGCGGGGCGGGCACGGAATCGAACCGTGCACCTCCGCGGCAGAGCCCTCCCGGCATTCACTCCGGCGACCGACCCGCGGAACCGACTGAAGGCCGGCCTCCGACCCACTGGAGACGACCACCCCGCGCCGATTCTACGTGTTCGCGATGCGCACGCGCGTGCTGTCGAACAGCTTGAACGAGGTATCCCCGACGTGCGCGCAGGTCGCGCCCCAAATGATGTGCACGCGCGTCACCTTGCCGATCGGTTCGTCCCGATCGTTGAGGAGCGTGTCGCCGGGGTGGAGCTCGTCGGGCGAGATGGAGATCGCGCGGTGCGCGGTTGCACCCCTGGCAGCGGGAGCTCGCCACGCTGGCGCGCGGCGGCCACAGCCTGTCCCATACGCGACGTCGACGGCGCAGTCGCGCAGTCGCGGCAGATGCCGTCCAGAAACTCCTGATTCGTGCTGTGGGCGATCATGCCCGGCAGATTGCCGGCGGGGCACTCGCGACAGAGCGCCAAGAGATCGGCGATGTTCAGGGTGTAGCCGAGGACTTGCTTGCGGGGGGCGGCGGCCTTCGTCGTGTTTTCCATGCGCCCAATGTAATGCTAACCGGTAAGCATGTCAAGGGGGCGGGTGTAGAATCTCCGCAGTCAAGTCGAGACCCGAAGCACCTGCAGCACCCAGTCACGTCAAGTTCAGGAGGCACCATGGACAACACCACCGGAAACACCGGCGCCGAGGGCGCCGTGGCCGGAAACACCGGCACCACCTTCCGCATCCCGGGCACTGTCGAAGTCACCTCGCCCAACACCTTCAGCATCGGCACTCCCGGCAACGGGCCGACCATGTCGCTCGACGGGACGCCCGTCGACTTCAGTCTGTTCGACGCGCGGCTGTTCGCGCTGCGCGAGCTGAAGGATTACACCGCGCACCTCGTTGGCGGTCTACTGACGATCATGGAGGCGGTCGTCACCGACGCGAAGCAACTCACGGCCGTGAAATCGCTCGTGAAGCGCGAAGTGTGGGAGGCGCACTACGAGGAGGCGTTGCGGTGGGCGCAGCGCCAGGCGGAGATCGAATTCAAAGCACTCGCCGCCTGGGACGCCTATCGCAGCACCGAGGAGGCGTCACGAAGCGCGTCCGGCGGCCCGCACCCCGTCGCGCCGCAGTCGTGGGCCGACGTCGTCACCGATCGCTTCATCGGCGTGAACGCCGCGTGGAACGTCTTCCCGTTCAGCCGCAACGGCGCGCCCGCGCCGATCGACGAGCGATTCCCCGACGCTGTGTCGCGGTAATCACATAGCCGTCACATAAAACCCGCTCGACTTGACCGCGGGCCGGCGCGTGGCCGGCCCGCACCTTTCCTCAGCGCGCGGCGCTCGCCAGGTCGGCGACGTCGTACCACGTGAACGGCCAGACGCTACAGAACACGTAGCGGACATGCCGCTCGCGCGCGAGCGCGTCGAAGCACAAGGCGCACAGCTCGTGCTCGCCCCATTCCGGCGTGGCGACGGCGTCCCAACATGCCCGCGTGACCGTGTAGCCGATGACGATGGGGCGCTCGCATCGTTCGCAGAGCTCCGGAAGGGCCAGCGGGAGGACCGTGACCTGCGTCCGCTCGCACTCCTCGAGCTGTTGCATGAACTTCTGGAACTCCGCGCGGGCATCTTCGTCCCAGTCGAGCCACGCGGCGAAGCGGTAGACGATCTCAGTGAGGGCTTTTCGGATTTTTCTCATGCGATGGAAGACACGGAAGCGGCCGAATGGTGGCGGCGCGGACGATGGCGCCCCTCAGATAGTGACGTTCGCCGCTGATCCGTTTCAGCCGGACTGTTCCACGTGGAACACGCGCGCGTGCGCGCGCGCGGAGGGCCCAACTTGACGAATTGCGCAAGTTGCCGGTTTAGCGTTCGAAGCGGTCAACACGTTGACCATTCGGGCCAAATGTAAACAGGCGCTTTACAGCTTTACATCGGCTCTGCGCAAATAACTATCGGATTTCGGCCCGGAAAAGTTGCGTGGTTTCTCACTTTTTGCGTGAAGCGCCGCGCGCCCGCGAACCGCCTGCACCAGCGCCTTCACTCCGGCGCGGCCTACGGGTCTACCGCTTGGTGGGTTCCGTCATGGCGTCCCGGCCCAACGTCGCACGCCGCGCGCGGCGCGATCGCATTGTAGTGGCGGGACTTGCGAAGTCTCCCCGCCTTTGTGCGACGCTGGCAGAGTCAACGACGCTTCTGAACCTGACGGCAGGGCCGCTCGGTTCACTGGGGGGCGTTGGAAAGTAGCCGCGAGAGCTCGTCGAGCGTGGGGGCGCGACACGAGAGCGAGCGGCGGAACGGTCCAACAACTCATTTTCAGTGAAGGAGTTCCACCATGCCGCCTTACGGTCAGGGAACGAGCGAATCGCTCACTCTCGGCTTCGAAAACGGCTTCAAGACGATGCCCAACGCGCCGGTCACCGGCGACAAGGTGCCCGTCACGAGCCCGAACATCCGCCCCGAGCGGAACAAGTTCACCTCCAACGCACTCACCGGCTCCCATGAGCCCCGGCCGATCGTCTTCGGGAAGGTCGGCGTCTCCGGTTCGTTCGGTCTCGAGTGCAATCCCGCTTCGCTGATGCCGGTCTGCAAGGGCCTGTTCGGCGGCGTCCGCAGCAGCGGCGTCTCCGGCGTCTTTGCCGTCGAGTACTACCTCTCGACGATGCTGCCGATGTTCATCCAGCAGAGCCACGCCGACATCAATCAGTATCTCCTCTGGAACGGCATCTACCTCGGCTCGACCACGTGGCAGTTCGGGTCCGAAGGTCTGATGGAGTGCACGGTCAACGTCATGGGCGCGAAGCAGTCCGTCTTCAGCGCCACGCAGATCGGCGGCACCGTCACCGACCGCACCGGCTATGAGCCGTTCTCCTACCTCCTCGTCCGCATCAAACAGGGCGGGACGGTCATCGGCTATTCGCAGGCCGTCGAGCTCACGATCGATCGGAAGCTCGGCAAGGCGATGGCCCAGGACCAGACGAACGAGGTGGCCGTCGTCTTCTCGGAAGTCGCCGAGATCATGGGCAAGATGACGGCGCTGTTTCAGGACGCCACGCTCCTGAACCTCGCGCTGTCGGGCGCGGAAACGTCGCTCGAAATCTGGCTCCCGAGCATCAACGGCTTCGGCCTGCTCGTCGAGCTGCCCACCATCAAGTTCCGCCCGCCCGCGGTCGTCACGAACGGCACGGGCCTCGTCACGCAGGAGCTGGAGTTCGACGTCTACGGGAAGGCCGGCGTGAGCCTGCACCCGGGCCGCGTGCGCTCCAACTACATCAGCGGATCCACCACCGCGCTCGACACGCTCACCCTCGTCATCGCCGTCGACGGCGGCGCCGATCAGACGGTGACGTTCGCGAACCCGGCCGACGTGAACGCCGTCGTCACGCAGATCAACGCGCAGACGACCGGCCTGACGGCGAGCCTCGACCGCGCGGCGACGGACACCACCGCCGGCGTGATCCGCATCGAGTCGGACACGAAGGGCACGACGTCGAGTGTCGTGGTGAAGGCCGCGTCGACCGCGGACGTGATCCTCGGCTTCGACAACGCCGTCCACTCGGGTCTCGACGGCAAATCCATCCTCGTCACCATTCTCACGCCGGTCGCGGCGTAAGGAGCCCCGCGGGCGGTGCTCACCACACCGCCCGCAAAAAATCTGAAGGAGAGAACGAAAGCATCATGGATATTCGCAACGCAATCGTCACCACCCCCGGCCGCACGCGCATCGTTCACCCGCTGTCCGACCCGAAGAAGGTTCACCCGCGCTTTCTCGACCCCGAGTTCTTCGTCGAGGTGAAGGAGGAATCCAACACCGCGACGGCGCGCCGGTGGGACCTCTTCAAGTTCAATCCGAACAACCTGAAGGACAAGCGGTACGCCGAGAAGCAGATGAAGGTGGCCGAGCAGTCCGTGCAGGATCTCGTCGTCAACTTCGGCGGCCTGTTCAACGCCGGCGAGCCGATCGCGTGCAACCCGGAAGGGCGCGCGCTGCTCACCCGCGCATCGGTGGAGTGCTTCGTCCAGGACGAGGACGAGGACGAGACGGTGAAGACCGCGGTCGGCAAGGTCGGCGACGACGAGCCGGAAGACGAACGCGAGGAAGCCCTCGACCTCGAGGAGCGTGAGACCGAGTGGAAGTCGCTGTGGGTGCTCACGCAGGAAGCGATCGCCGATCAGAAGAAGGAAGAAGCGGGAAACTCGACGCGCTCGTAGCCTACTTTTTCGGGGAGCCGGTGTCGGGCGGACAACGGCAATCCCCAGGCAAGAGCGCATGTGATCTTTGCCGCCTACGTGGTCTCGAGGCCGGGTTGCCGAAGAAGGACAACCCGGCCGAACAGATTTGTTTCGCAAACCGCGCGGCAGGGCCGGGCGGCTGTATCAACCCGGAGCCGACCGTTCACTTCCGCCTTGCGGGGACGTGGGCCGTCGTGGGGCTTGTGCAGCAGGGCTATCGCGCTGACGGGATGACCGGGCGTTTTGAGCGGCCGTCATGGGCCGACATCGAGACGATAGCGCGGGGCTGCGGCGAGCCCTGGGACGAGACCACGATCGCGCGCCTGACGAAGTGGCTCGCCGGCTTCGATGATCGGTTGCCGAAGCCGAAGTCCAAAGGAGCCGCGCGATGAAAAAGACGGTTGCCACGCTCGTCATGCTGATCGCTGGCGCCTTCGCCGCGCTCGTCCTCGCCGACGAGCCGGCGCCGGCGCCCTCGCGTCCTGTCATTCCGATCGCCAAGGCGAAGAAGGGCTGCACGTTCCGTGTGGGCGGGCTGCGCAACTCCGTCTATTACGAAGCGGCGTACATCGTCGCGAAGCGCCTCATGCCGATCGGCGAGCCGGACGAGTTCTGGATCGTCTTCCCGAATCGCGAGCAGGACCGCGACGAGTCGGGCCACCTCCGGACGAACAACGTCAGCGCCGATCGCGTGCTGTTCATGAGCCCCAAAGACGGGCCGGTGATCGTGCTGCGCGATGGCCTGAAGTGCAAGTGCCCGCCGGCGCTGTGGGGAGCTGCGAGCGGAGTGAGCGCGGAGCACTGAGATGGACATCGTCCAGGGCGTACGGATTGAGGTGTCCACCCGCGGTGCGGATCGCATCGCGCAGGTGGGGCGTCAGATCGACGATCTGACCGGGAAGCTGTCGAAGCTGAACGGAGCCTCTCTGTCCGGACTGAACGGCGCGCTCAACGCCGCGGCGCAGGCCGCCGCCGGCATTCTCAAGACGGTCACGAAGGTCTCCGAAGACGTTGCGCGCTCAACCTCGCGCATGACGCAGCAGGCCGTGCGCGAGGCGCAGACGTCCGCGAAGGAGCGCGCGCGGCAGGAGACGATCGTCGCGAAGGAGGCCGAGCGCACCGCCAAGTTGCAGGAGGCGGCGGCGCAGCGCGCGGCGAAGGAACAGGAGCGCGCGTCCGCGCGAGCTGCCAAGGCCGCCGAGCAAGCGGCGAAACAGGCGGAGGCGGCGGAGTGGCGGAAGCTGCTCGCCGCAGAGCGTGTCGCGCAGCGCCAGGCGCGCGCGGCGGAGGAAGCCGCGGCCGCGGTGAAGAAGGCCGCCGATGCCGCCGCACGTGAGCAGGAGAAGGCCGCGAAGAAGGCCGCCGACATCATCGAGCGCGAGGCCGCGCGAGCTGCCAAAGCTGCGGCCAAAGAGGCGGAGAAACAGAAGAAGGCCGCCGAGGAGATGGCGAAGGCCACGGCGGCCGCCGCGCGATCGCTCGGCAACACCACCGCCGGCAAAGGAACGCCCGGAGGCCGCGACGCGATCGCGGAGATGGGCCTCTCCATCAAACAGCTTCAGAGCATGAGCCCGACGAAGGCGTTCAACGAAGTGAAGAACGCCATCATGCAGATCAGCGATCCGACGCAGCGCGCGTCCATGGCGATCCGCATCTTCGGCGACGAGGGCCGGCGCCTCGGCCCGCAGCTCGAGTTCGGCGTGAAGGAACTCAAGATCCTCGACGCGGCCGCGCGCAAGGCGAAGGAGCCCGTCGACGAGCTGGCCGATGCGCTGAAGCGTCTCGGTAAATCCACGAACGACCTCGAAAAGCTCGAGGCGCTACGCACGCTCGGGCTCAACCCCGAGCAGATCATCAAAGGCAAGCCGGAAGCGGCGCTCGTCGCCATTCAGATGGCGCTCCGCGGAGTGAAAGACCCCGCGCAGCGCGCGCAACTCGCCATCGCTCTGCTCGGCCAGGCCGGCAAAAAAATGGCCGACGAGATGAATCAGGGAAGCGCCATCCTGAAGTTCTTCGGGCAGGTGCTCGGCGGCCTGTTCCCGGGACTCATCGGCGGAAACATCCTCGCGAACCTGCTGACGATGGCGATTCTCAAAGTCATCGACGCGGTGAAGTGGCTCGCCGACAAGATGATCGAGGCCGTGAAGATGGGAGTTACCTACAACTCCTTCCTTCGCGAGACGGAGCTCGGCATCGCTTCGCTCGTCATGACGTACGGCAAGTGGATCGACGCGCAGGGCAACGTCGTCGCCTCCACGCGGGCGTTCGCGCTTTCGCAGGTGCTCGCGAAGGACGTGCTCGAGCAGGCCCGCGTCGCCGCGCTCGAGACCACGGCCACGTTCCCCGAGATGACGCGCGCGCTTCAGGAGGGCATGGGGCCCGCGCTGCAGGCCGGTCTCAATCCGGACAACATCGTCAAGTTCACCCAGGCGATGACGCAGGCCGCCGGCGCGATCGGGCTACCGTTCGATCAGCTCGGGCAGGAAATCCGCGGCGTGCTCGAGTTCGACCTCTCCCGCAACAGCCGCATCGCGCGAATGCTGTTTCAGGGCATGGGCAAGAGCGCGGATGAACTGCGAAACCAGTTCAACGCGATGACCGCCTCGGCCAAGTTCGACTACCTCATGGAGAAGCTGAAGGCGTTCAGCGCCGCCGGCGAAGCCCTCGCCCGCACTCCGAAGGGCGCGATGTCGAACCTGAAGGACGCCATCGAGCAGATGATGGGCGAGGGCACCACGCAGCTCACGAAGGACTTCACCGAAGCGGTGCTGCAGCTTTCCCAGTCCTTCCTCATCACCGGAACGAACGGAAAGAAGGCGTTCGATCCGACGCTCATCCAGGCCATCAAAGACGCCTACAAGGCGGTCGACGAGTTCGGCATGCAGCTCCTCGACCTCGCGGAGACGTGGGCGGCGCTGAACGGCCAGTCGATCAAATTCGAAGGCGAGACCACGTTCGAACGTCTTGCCGACGCCGTCCGCCAGGTCACGCACGACCTGCGCGAGCTGATGGCGATGTACAAGGAATTCAAAGAGCTCGGGCCGATCGAGCGCGCGATGCCGTGGGCGCCGCTGACTGCCGCGAAGCGCGGCGAACAGCGCGTGGCGGAGGAGGACGAGTGGCTGAAGGGCATCGCCGATCCGAACGTCGCGAAATACATCGCGCAGCACATGGAGTCGGAGGATGACCGGAAGTGGATTCGCGACAACATCGGCTGGCTGAAGAAGTTTCAGGCCGGGAACATGCCGGAGCCCGCGGAAGGCGCCGGATTCAACACGAGCGACGTTCCGGATATGTACCTGCCGGCGGGCAAGCCGGACAACGCCGAGACGGCGCAGAAGATCCTCGTCACGCAAAAGCAGGTCGAGGCCGCGCAGATTCAGGCGCAGCTCGCCGGCACCGGCAACGCGCTCGCGCGTGAGCGGCTGCAACTCGAAATCGGCATCCTGAACGCTTCCGAAAAGCTCGCGAAGTCGAAGATCGACATCGAGAAGGCCGAGGGCTCGACGGCGCAGAAGGCCGCCATGACGGCGCTCGCGCAGCAGATGGCCGACGCCGAGAAGACGCAGGCGCGGCGCGGGTACGAGCTCGCCACCGAGCGCATCGCGAAACAGGAGGCCGACCAGGTTGCGGCGCAGCGCGAGCAGCTTGACCTGCTGCGGCAGCAGCTCGGCACCGCCGGCGAGCTCAGTGCGCTCGTCAAAGAGCGCGTCGACCACGACGCACGGCTCGCGTCGATTGAGGCCGAGCGCCAGGCGCAGCGCCGTTCGATCGACCCGTACGCCGGAAACAAGGTGGAGCTCGAAAACCTCGCCGACGAGACGGCGCGGGTGAAGGTGCTTCAGGCCGAGCAGCAGCATCATGCCGTCCTCGAGGCCATCACACGCGAGATCGCCACGCAGACCGCCACGCTCGAGCGCCAGGCGGCGCAGGCCGAGAAGAACGTCGAGGTGACGCGCGCTCAGGTCGAGGCCGAGCGTCTGCGCTCGCGCGAGATTCAGACCGTGGCAGACGTGCAGCGCATCGCGCAGGCCGATCGGCTCGCGGCGGAGGCGGAGTTTCAGGCGCGTCGCGTAGAGCTCGAGGCGCAGGCCGAGCAGCAGATCGCCGAACAGCGCGCGACCGCCATGGCCTCGCTCAAGCGCCTCATGACCGGCAACGGCACGGCCGAGGACATCGCGTCGATCAAAACGGCGCAGGAGCGCATCGCGGCCATCCAGCGGACGACCGCGGCGACGATCGCCGCCGACCGCGCGAAGCTCGAGGGGCAAATTTCGAAGATCGTGATCGACGCGGAGACGAACCGCATCAAGGTCACGAATCAGCTCCGCGGCAATCAGCGCGCGCAGCAGCTCGCGCAGGCGTACTCGGAAGCACAGACGCTCGCCGAGGTGATGCGGGCGACGGCGGCGGAGGCGCAGGGCGCCGCGAACATGGGCCTCGCCGTCACCGCCGGCGCCGTCGCCACGGCCGCCGCGGCTTCAGCCGCGGTGTTCAAAGCAGAGCTGGAGAAGCTGCTCAAGCTCCTCGACAAGATTTCGTCCTGGTGGCAGACGTTCGCGCAGAACATGGCGAACGCCGTGGGGACCGCCTTCGACACGCTCTCTCGCGGCGGGAAGTTGTCCGACGTTTTCAAAGCGATCGGGGACAGCTTCCGCACCACCATGATCGACGCCGTTCAGGCGTGGATCAACGACTACACGTCGAAGCTCGCATTCGCAGCCGAGGGCAAGGATTCGAACGGCAACGTCATCGAGTCCGGCGCCGGCGCCATGGGGAGCAAAGAGCAGAAGGGCGCGCTCGCGAAAATGGGCGCCGCCCAGGTCGCGCAGGCCGGCTTCAGCGGCTACGCGGCGGGCCGCGGCAACGGTCAGGCCACGATGAGCGCGGCGCTCGCGGCGTTCGGCACGTACGCGTCGACGGGCAACATCTACGTGGCGATCGCCGCGGCCATCGCTTCGCTCATCGGCTCCGCGCTCAGCGCCCAGGCGAAACAGAAAGACTACAAGTGGGGGATGCCGACGTTCGGCGCAAACGGGCGCGTCGACGTGTACGCGAATAAGAACATTCTCGACAGCGAGCGGGAGATGATGGTCTCCAAGTTCCAGAACGCGGTGAACGATAACTGGAACTCCTGGGTGAACATCCTCCTGAAGCTCCCGGGCGCGAACATCCCCAACATCAGCAAACTCGTGCCCACGGCGAACGATCCCATTCGCTACGTGCAGGAGCGGCCGTCCGCGAACTTCATGAAGCACTGGGACGAGTATCTTGCGAACGACCTCCCCAAATACATCGCCGGCAAGTTCAAAGACTCGCTGAAGGAAGCGTTCACCGGCGCGATGGAGTCGCTGACCCGCGGCCCGATCACGGCGGACGTGAAGAAGGCGCTCGGTGCCCAGTTTGAAAAGTTCTGGACGGAGGCGGAACGGCTCGACCAGTCGACGCGGAAACAGTTCTGGTCCGACATGGCGGACGGCTTCGTGGCCTTCGCCAATGCGGCGCGCCGCATGGAGAACGTGAACAAGGCGCTCCGGAACCTCGGGCAGACCCGCTTCGATGAGAACGGCGATTTCAAGATCAGCGGCGACTCGGATTTCGTGTCGTGGCTGAAGGCCGGCACGCAGGGCATCTACGACCAGGCGCGCGCCATGGTCAACCTCACCGGGCCGGAGCGCGTCGCGGCGTTCAAAGCCCTCGGCCAGTCCGTCGAGGGCGTGACGAAGGCTCTCAGCGAGTACATCGCCCACATCGCCGACGTGCTGCGCCAGCTCAAACAGTCGTTCCACGACGCGCGGTATCAGATGGACCTCCACCGCGCCGGCGAAGTGCGCGACGCGAACGGCAACGTGATCCACGAAGCCGACCGCAACGCCATGGCCCGCATCATGGAGGCCGAATACAACCGCCTGATGAACCGCATCAACAATGCGGCGGCGCTCGGGCTGACGGCTGACGAAGTTGCGGCGGACACGCAGCGCGCGATGTCGATCCTCAACGACATCTACATGCTCGACCCGACCGAGGCGGCCTATGAGTGGTGGCTCGCGCAGATGGCGGCGCTCGAGGCCGCGAGCACCGCGGCACTTCAGGAGCTCGGCGACCTTGCCCGCGATGCGGTCACGGCACTGATCGAGTCGCTGCAGCCGTTCGTGGATTGGTTCAACGGGCTGCCGGTGGACCTCGCCGCGGCGCAGGCGCTCCTCACCGGTCCCGCCGGCGCGTTCGCGGGCTTCGCCGAGGCGCTGGCCGACCTCACCGAGCGCGTGAAGGAAACGCTGCCGCCGGGCGGCGGTACGACTCCTCCCGGTGGCGGTATTGATCCTCCCGGGCGCGATGACGACGACGGCGTGCGCCATCAGAACCTCTCGACGGGCGGCGGGTTCACGGCGATGTCGTCGGCTGCGGTCGTCGATAACTCGGGTGGCGACACCTACAACTTCTACTTTGGAAACGTCTACGGCGTCGACGAGCTGCAGCAGGTCGTCACCGATGCCGTGCAGTCGGTCGCGCGGAACAACCCCAACAAGCTCCGGAGGGACTGGTAATGCTCGCACTCGAGCTCATCGCATGGCTTCTCGCCGCGTATGTCGTGACGTCGGCGTTCGAATACTTTCCGCACCGGTGGGTGATGCACAGTCGGCAGCTCGCGCGCCGTGTCGGCTCTGCGCGTCTAGCCGAGGAGTTCGAATCGCACGCGACGCTCCACCATGGACGATTCTTCGGCCCGCGCTCGTTCACCACGTGCGCCGACCCGGCCGCGCGGTACGTGTCGATCGACACCGGCGCGCTCTACATGCTCGGAAAGACGTGGTGGGTGTGGCTGCCGCTGGCTGCGGTGTCGCTCATCGGCGCCGGCGTGCTCGCCGCCTTCTTCGCCGCGCATGGCGCGCTCTGGACGGCGGTCCATCGCGAGATGCACTACCCGAGCGGCCGCTGGTTTGCGCGGTCGTCCGCCTATCGCTTCTGGCACCGCTATCACGAGACGCATCACGACCGTCACGGCACGAACTTCAACGTGCTTTGCCCGGGCTTCGACCACCTGTTCGGGACGTACGGAGGGCTCGCGTAGATGCGCAGCGTCACGGGGCTCAACGGGCAGCACACCGCCGGCGAAAACAACGCGCCGGTGTCGCTCGTCGCGCTCGAGATTCCGGATAACCCGTTCTACATCACCGACATCGATGACGAGTTCGGAGACATCTTCCTGAACCGCACGACCGGCGCGATGCAGAACGTGTGGGCGGACGGCTTCACGCAGTTCGTGCCGCATGCCGGCCTGCGCGTGCCCGCCTTCTCGCTGACGGATCAGACGATTCAGGACGACCTCACGATCTCGCTGGCGAACGAAAACCGCGCGTGGTTTCAGGTGCTCGCGGAGAACGCCTACCGCGATGCACTCGTGACGGTGTGGCAGGGGCAGCTCAACGTCGCGCCGATCGCGATGGTGCCCGAGGCCATGGCCTTCGCGCCTGGCACCGTGAAGATGTACGTCGGCCGCATCTCCGGAAACATGAACGTGACGCGCGAGGTGGTGACGATCCTCGTGAAGCCGCACGTCGTGCCGTTCACGGTGACGATCCCCTACCGCATCCACGACGCGACCACGTTCCGCCGCATGCCCAAAGCCGGCCGCAAGCTCACGTGGGGCTACACGGAAAGGACGGAGTAGCGATGCCGCGCAACTACATCCCCGCCTTTCCCGACATCCGCGGCCAGCGGTACGAGCGCGTCCTCATCAGCGAGACGCAGACCTCGCCGCTCGACACGGCGGCCGACCTGCGCGGCATCACCGGCAGCGTCATCACCTCCGGCGCCGAGGGTGAGGTGCGCACGCCGACCGTCCGCCGCTACCGCTTCCGCCTCGGGTGGGACTATCTGACCACCGAGGAGGCCGTCGACGTCGAGTACGCCGCGGTGGAGCTCTGCGCCGATGGCAACGGCGTTTGCCCGTTCATCGAGTGGGAACCGACGTCGGAGCTCGAGTATCCGGGCGATCTGTTCGCGCTGTGGCCTGGAAAGGTCACGGGCGCCACGCCGTACGTCGGGCCGTTTCACTGGTGGGACTTCGACCCCGCGTACGTGTCGATCGTCCCGGCGCTCGGCGAAGATCCCGTGTTCGCCACGCTGACGTCGGACGACACGTGGCTCGGGAACATCCCCACGTTCAGCGTCGCTGCGCCGGCGCACGCGCGGTACTACGCGACGCTCTATGCGCCCCTGTTCCATGCGCCGCGGCGCATTCGTCTCGTGACGATCGAGCCGGGCACGTACATCCGTGACAAGTCGAAGATTCCCGATCGTTGGGCGGTGAGCGTGACGCTCGTCGAGAAGGAGACCGGCATCGCGCCGGGCTACGCACGATGAGCGCATTTCCTGACATCACGCCGGCGTCCATGAACGTCGGAAGCCGGTACCGCGCCGTGCCGCTGTGGGGCCCGCGCTCGGTGCTCAGCCGCGGCGGGGCGCAGTTCACGGCCTTCCGGAAGTTCCGGCGGCCGCGCTATGCCTTTGAGCTCGCGTGGACGCATCTCGAGCTCGCGACCGCGCGCGAGATCGCGCAGCACATCACCGATCAGCACGTGACGCTGCTGCCGTTCGATTGGTTCGACTGGTATCCGTTCTGGTGGCGCTCGGTGTTCGTCGGCATCGGCGACGGCGCGACGACGCAGTGGGTGCTCCCCGCGAAGGACGTCACCGACGTGACGATCTATGTGGGCGGCGCGACGTCCGCCGGCGGCACCGACCGCACGTTCATCGGCGGCAATCAGCTTTTCCGAATCGGGCCGAATTTCGAGGACGGCGTCTCGCTCTTTGCGCCGCCCGCGCTCGGCCGCCCGATTTGGGCCTACTTCCGCGGCCGTCGCCGCTGGAACGTGACGATCGAGGCCGACATGCAGGGCGCGATGACGCGCGATCTCGAGACGGGCACCTACGCGGTCTCGATGCGCCTGATGCAGACGAAGCCGGCGCCGGCGGGGGTGGTGTAGGCCATGGCGTTCAACGACCGTTTCCGCCGCAACCCCGACCCGCCGGAGCCCGGCCCGGGCGGCATCGCCACGCGCCGCGGCGGCGTCGACCCGGCCAACGTCATCCGCCGGAACATCTACGCTGTCAATCCGCGGCCGTGGATTCCCGGCGCCGGACCTCCGGCCGCCACGCCGACGCAGCGGACGTTCCACGATCCGCGCGAGTACACGGGCACGTTCAGCGCGGCGGGGCTGCCGATCGACATTGCGCTCGGCCGATGCCTTCAGCCGGTCACGAAACTGATCTATGAGGAGTCGTGGAACAACTTCACGACGCTCACATGGATCGTCTCGCTTTGTGAGGGCCCGATTCAGTCGATTCAGCCGGTCGTCGACGACAAACCGCTGCGTCTCGTCTCGGGCAGCTTCACGAATCCGAACGGCACGAAGTTCGTCGACGAGTCGGGCTTCATCCAGGTCTATTGCTACGACGGCTCGCAAACCTCGCTCGCGTCGTCGGGCCTCGGCTCGTTCGATCCGCTCGCGGCCGCGGAGGAGGTGCACACCGGCCTCGCGCTGGCCGTCGTGTTCATCACGTTCGACCCCGAGAAGATGAACACCGCGCCGAACATGACGTGGATTCTCGAGGGCTACCGCCTCTGCAAAGACCCCGTCGACGGCGTGCAGCGTTACTCGCCCTATCCGGCGGTGCATGCGCGCGAGCTGCTGGTGAACAAGACGTGGGGCATTCAGATGCCCGACGACACGCTCCACCTCGACGACCACCTGACGAACCTCGGCGGGTGGGGCCGCGCGCGCAACGACTGCGCGATCGCCATCTTCCCGCCGAAGCCGTCGAACCCCGTGACCCTCGCCAACGGCGGCGCCGGCAGCATCCCTGCCGGGAGCTACTACTACACCTTCACCAGCGTGACCGGCGACGGCATCGAGACGCTGGAATCGCCGGTCTCGAGCGTCATCACGTTCGGCACGGCGAGCCGCGTCACCGTCACCGTTCCCGCCGGCGGCGCGGGAACGAGCTCGCGCAACATCTACCGCAACGCCGTGAGCGGTGTGCAGACGCCGCGCTACCTCGTCGGCACGATCGCGAACAACACCGCGGGCGCGACCCTCAGCGACAACACGCCGAACACGGTGCTGCTCGCGAATGGAGCCACGGCGCCCGTCGTCGCGCCGCGGCCGGAGCGGTATGTCTCGGGAATCCTCATCTCGCGCCAGGCGAACGGGCAGGACTGGCTGGACACGATCCTCGCGCACTTCGCGGGGAAGGTCACGATGGACAACGGGCGCTATCAGTGCCGCGTCGATCAGAAGCTCGACGCCGGCTACACGCCGATGGTCCTCCGCGACGAGATGCACGACGACGGGACGAACGTCCTGCCGGCGAACGTCGATCCGCTCACCGTCGAGGTGTGGCGCAAGGATGAGACGGAACTGTTCAACGTAGTCACCATCAACTACCTCGACAGCAACAACAACTTTCAGCCGGCCAGCATCACGATCAAGCGCGACAAGGTGAAGGCGCTCCTCGAGCGGCCGCGCGTGGCGACGTACGAACTGCCGGGATGCCCGGACAAGAATCAGGCACTCCGCATCGGCACGCTCTATCTGAACCGCGCGTGGGATGACCTGCTGTGGCGCATCCGCGGCGATCGCTCGGTGCTCGCTCTGCAGCCCGGTCTGGACGTCGCCGAACTGCGCATCGGCGGCCTCGTGTTCGATGGTCGCGCGCTGAAGCTCTCCACGGACGGCGACGCCTTCATGCTCGAGGGCGAGGAGTATCACGAGGAGAGCTACGCGGAGCTCGTCCAGAACGAGGACACGCCGATCGGCACGACGATCCCCGACCCGAGCTCGACGCCGCCGAACCCGACGAACTGCAACGTGCAGGAGGTGCCCGCCGAGGACGGCAGCGGCGCCGGCGCCTACTTCCTCGTGACCTTCACGCCGGGGCTCACCCCGTACTACCGCTCCACGCGCGTCGTCGTGAACGACGGCCTGAACACGTATGTGGCGGCCGAGCAGGAGAACGGCCCGGTGCCGATCCGGAACCTGCGCCGCGGCTTCCCGCACCTCATCACGCTCTACACGCTGACCGATCGCGGTACGCGCATCTCGACGGGCGTCACGCTCGGCCCGATCACGCCGCAGCTCCTCGGCCCCATCGTGCCGGACGTCCTGAACCTGGCCGCGCCGTTCGACACGCACGAGCGCCGCGGCACCATCACGTGCACGCTGCCGCCGTACGTCGGCATCGACCACATCGAGGTTTTCGACAACTTCGGGAACCCCGTCGTGCCGCCGCGTATCGCATCGGTGCCCGCGTCGACCGTCTCGACCGGCGCGCCGATCGACCTCAAAGCGTTCATCCACGGCGACGGCTACGCGAACGATCAGGTGTTTTCGATCATCGTGAAGGTCGTCAACTCGTTCGGCGACAAGTCGCCGGGCATCCCGATTTCGTGGACGATCAAACAGAACGGCACCGCGGCGTACACGGTCGGCTTCGATCCGCGCGACGTCACGTTCGACGGCTCCGCGGTGTGGGTGGCGAATCACAACGGCGGGAACGTTCAGCGGATCAAGCGATCGACCGGAACGGTGGATCTGACGGTGAACGTCGGCTCGAAGCCGTACGGCATCCTCTACGAGAGCGGCCGCATTTGGGTGGCGAACTATGGCTCCGACACCGTGACGTACATGAACACGGACGGCTCGAGCGTCGGCACTCTGAGCCTCGCCGCCGGCGACGGGCCTCTCGGGCTGATCGCCTACACCAACAGCACGGGCGAGCGGCGCATCGTCGTGAGCTGCCACAAGACGAACCGCGTGAAGATCATCGACCCCGTGGGCCTGTCGGTGACGGGCACGGTCATCAACGTCGGACGGAAGCCGTGTTTCATGTACGTCGTCGACGTCAACGGCGAAGCGCGCCGGTACGTCGCGAACTATCTCGATAACACGGTCAGCGTCATCTTCGGCTCTGCGGTCATCGCCACCATCCCGGTCGGACAGGGACCGTTCGGCATCACTTACGACGGCTCGCGCCTGTGGGTGTGCAACTACGCCGACTCTTCGCTCACGCTGATCGACCCAGTGACGAATTCGGTCATCGCGACCATCCCGCTCGGCACGCGCACGGGCCCCACCGATGCCTCGTACGTCGACGGCTACGTGTGGGTGACGGAGGCCCAGGCGCGCCAGGTCACGCGCGTGAACACCGCGACGCTGCGGCCGACCGCGCACGACCCGATGCCGTCCTCGCCGCGTTCGATCATGTACGACGGCACCGACCTCTGGATGCCGCTGAATCTGAACGCCTCGAGCAGCGTTGTGCCCGTGACGGTCACGAACCCCGCGCCTGGCGGCGGCACGTCCGCCCCCGTGAACTTCACCATCCTCGGCGTCGATCCGTCGCCGCTGCCGACGTAGAGAGGATTTCTAGAAATGCCGCCGACCATCAGCAGCATCACGCCGAACAGCAAGCCCCAGGGCTCGGGCTCGTTCGTGCTCACCTGCCAGGGCTCGGGTTTCATCCGCAAGGATTTCGACAACCCGCTGCCGGACGGCGGATGGACCTTCATCCGCGTCGACGGGATCATCTTCGACGGCACCTACTACCCGGTCGACCCCTCGACCCGCACCGGCACGAGCTGTAGCGCGACCATCCCGGCATCCGAGGTTGCGACGCCCGGCAGCTACAACGTCCGCGTCGAGATGGAGGACGGCGAGCAGTCGAACGCCGTGACGTTCACCGTCACCGCGAACCTGCCGGTGCTGACCAGTGTCACGCCGACCTCGGTGACGAGCCCCGCATCCGCCACGATCGTCTGCAACGGTAGCAACTTCACCGCGTCGAGCGTCATCCGCGTCGACGGTGTGGCGATCGGAACGACGTTTGTGAGCTCGACGCAGCTTCAGAGCTCGAGCGCGTACAGCTTCAGCGGCCCGGGCGGCACGCACGCCGTGACCGTCTTCATCTCCGGCGTCGGCGAGTCGGAAGGTCGCACGATCACGAAGAACAACCCGCTGCCGACCATCAGCGCGTTTTCGCCGAACGTGAAGACGTGCGGCGACGCCGATTTCACGCTGACGATCACCGGCACCGGCTACAACGCGGACACGCGAGCTGCGTGGAATGGCTCCTACCGCGACACGGTGGTCGTGAGCGCGACGCAGCTTCAGGTGTCGATCCGACAGACGGACCTTGCGAGCGCCGGATCCCCGGTCATCGGTGTCATCAACCCGGCGCCCGGCGGCGGCACCGCGCGCAACGACCAGGCGCCGAACATCGTGGCGTTCACGATCAACAACCCGGCCCCGATCATCACCGAGATTTCGCCGACCACTGCCACGGCCGGAACTGGCCCCGTGACCATCAGCGTCCGCGGCAGCCGGTTCGTCGGTGGCACCGGGAAGACGGTCATTCGGTGGAACGGCGTCGATCAGCCCACCACGGTCATCGACAACGGTGGTTTCGAGTGCACGTTCGTCGCGACGCAGGCGATGCTCGCGCAGCCCGGCTCCTTCACCATTGCGGCATTCAATGGATCGCCCGCCGGCGGGCTGTCGAATTCCAAGACGTTCAACGTCACCGGCGGCGTCCCGGTCCTGAATTCGATCGACCCGTCGTCGGTGCCGGTCGCGAGCTCGACGACGATCACTCTGCGCGGAAGCGGCTTCGCGCCCGATCACACCGTGCGTCTCGAGGGCGTCGTCGTGGCGTCCGACTGGGACAGCACCTCGCGAATTCAGGTCAACCTGACGCCGGCAATGATCCCGACGCCCGGGACGTACGACGTCAAAGTCACGAACAACGGCGCGAACGGGGGCACCTCGGCCACGCGCTCGTTCCAAGCGGCGAACGGCGTGCCGGTGCTGACGAGCATCAACGTCACCACCAAAACGGTCGGCGACGCGGCGTTCACGCTCACTCTCACCGGTTCGGGCTTCATCAACGGCGCCAGCTCGGGGGCGGTGAACGGCGCTGCGCGCGCGACGACGTTCGTGAGTTCGACGTCGCTTCAGATCATCATCACCGCGGCGGACCTCTCCACCGGCGGAACGCTCTCCATCACCGTCGTCACCGCGGCGCCTGGCGGCGGCACGAGCGCCGCGCGCACGCTCACGATCAACTACCCCGTCCCGACCGTCAGCTCGTTCGATTCGGCGAACATCGTCATCGGCTCGCCCGACACGACCGTCGCCATTAACGGGACCGGCTTCGGGACCGGGACGCTGGTGAAGATCGGCGCCGCGACCCTCGCGACGACCTTCGTCAACTCGACGCGCGTCACGGCCGTCGTGCCGGCGGCGAACCTCACCGCGATCGCGACGCTGTCGCTCTCGGTAGTGAACCCGACCCCCGGCGGTGGTACCGCGGCGTGCCCGCCGCTCAACGTCGTCAACCCGACGCCCGCCATCACCTCGCTTTCGCCGACGAACGTGAATGCGGGATCCGGCGCCTTCACGCTGACGATCAACGGCACGGGCTTCCGCTCGGGCGTCTCATCGGCGTTCCTCAACGGATCGGCGCGCACGACGACGTTCATGAGCGCGACGCAACTGCAGATGGCCGTGAACGCGAACGACGTCACGGCCTCGGGCACGCTCTCCATCACGGTCGTCAACACGGGGCCCGGCGGCGGTACGTCGGCGCCGGCGCCGTTCTTCGTCGGCGCGGTGAACCCCGTTCCGACCGTCTCGAGCATGTCGCCGTCGAACCGCAACGCCGGCGAGGTAGCGCCGCTCATCACGATCACGGGCACGAACTTCCTTCCGTCGTCGGTCGTGCGGTGGGAGGGTGGGGACCGCGTCACCACGTACGTCAGCGCGACGCAGTTGAAGGCGCAGCTCCTTCAGAGCGACATGGCCGTCGCCGGCACGTACATCGTCCAAGTGTTCAATCCGCCTCCGGGCGGTGGCCTCTCGGGCTCGCAGGGCTTCGTCGTCAACGCGGTAAATCAGCCCCCGGAGATCACGGGTCTGTCGCCGGCATCGGCCGCCACCGGCGGCGCGCAGTTCACGCTGACGATCAACGGCCTGCACTTCCTCGCGACGACGACGGTGAAGCTCACCGACGCGATCGGCCAGGTCTACAACCCGACCGTGACCTTCGTGAACTCGACGAAGATCACGGTGCTGGTGCCGAACACGGCGCTCATCAACGCCGGGAACGTCATCGTGGCCGTCACGAACCCCACACCCGGCGGCGGTACCGTCTCGTCTGTCCTGAAGGTTCAGACGGGCAATCCGGTCCCGTCGATCATCAACGTTTCGCCGTCGACGGTGGTGGTGGGCGCCGCGGATACCACGATCACGATCACCGGCGCCGGCTTCTACGCGGGATCGGTCGTCCGGGCCAACGGCACGAACCTCACCACCACGTTCGTCAACTCGTCGACGCTCACGGCCACGATGACGGCCGCGCTCGCGGCCACGGTCGGCATCCTCTCCATCACCGTCTTCAACACGACGCCCGGCGGCGGCACGTCGAACGCGGTGGCCTTCGCCGTCCTCTCGCCGACGAACCCCATTCCGGAGATCGACTCGCTGTCGCCGGATCAGGTCGTGCGCGGGATCGCGCAGTTCCTCCTGACGATTTTGGGGAGGAACTTCATCCCGACCAGCTCGGCCGCCATCAACGGCACGGCAAAAACGACCACCTACGTCTCGCCCACGCGCGTCGACGCCACCATTCCGGCGGCCGACGTCGCGCTCGCGCCTGGCGGCATCGCCCGCGTGAATCCGCGCGCGCACAGCGAGACGGTCTCGCACAACGCGCAGGCCGTGCGCGCGTTCGCCGCGGGCAGCGTCGAGGCGCCGGCCATGACGATCGGGCCGAACGAAACGAAAACCGGATGGCACTCGCCCGAGGAGGGCGTGTGGGAGTTCGTGTCGAACACGAAGCCCCAAGTGCGGATCGGCCCGTCCGGAACGGTGGGCGAGGCGGCCGACTTCACGAACCTGACGGCGGCGGAGTTCATCACGCGGAACACCATCACCGCGCTGCTCGGCTTCTTCGAGCGCGGCCGTGGCTTCGGCCTCGGCGAGTGGGTGAACGAGCCGTATCACGCTTCGAAGTTCACGGGCGACTCGGACGCGACGTGGAACCTCGGCGGCGGCGCCGACATGATCGACTACAGCTACATGATGATCGGTGAGACCATGTGGGTGTCGGTCGACGTGCGCGACTCGACGATCACGACGAACGCGCCGGTGGAGCTCTACGTCTCCATCCCTCTCGGGCTCAAATCCGCGCGCACGCAGTACGGCGTCGGCTACTGGCGTGACTCCACGACGCCCGCAGGGACGAAGCACCTCCTGCATCTCGAGACCGCCGGCACCGCGATCATCATCCGCAAGGAAGACGGCGGCGCGTGGCCGACGACCACGACCGGCCTGAACGTCGGCTTCGTGTTCATGTTCGCCGTGGAGCTCGAGGCCCCGATCCTCTCGGTGGGCCCGTCCATCTCGTCGATTACGCCGGCGTCGGTCACGGTCGGGAGCGCGGAATTCACGCTGCAGATCGTCGGACACAACTTCTCGCAGGCGGCGACGTGCATCCTGACGGACGCGAACGCGGCCAACTACACGCCGACCGTCACGTGGGTGACTTCGCAGCGCCTCACGATTCAGGTGCCGCCGGCGGCGGTGCTGACCGAGGGCACGGTCACGGTGGCGATCACGAACCCGGCGCCGATCGAGGCCGACGACCCGGCGGGCGGCACGGCGACGAAGAACCTCACCGTGGAGCCGCAGTTGTAGGAGGGGAGGTGCGCTACGCGCGGCGGCGTGCCACGCGAGCGCGCTTCTTCTGCGCGAACTCGCTCTCGAGCTGCGTCATGGCGCGGGCGAGCGTGCCGGGGTGTTCGATCGTCCCGCCGAGCTCCCACCGCGAGATCGTCGCCAGCGGGATCGGCTTCCCCGGAGGCCCGAGCAGTTCGCCGAGCTCCTTCTGCGTCATGTGCTCGTGCTCGCCGCACGTGCACGGCAGGGCTTCGCGGCGCCGCTTCAGTTCCGGGCCGTCGATCGTGTTCACGTGGCGAACCGCTCGACGTCGGGATGGCGTGGCGTGCGCGGTGGCATCAATTGCCGTCATCGTTGTCTCCTCGCTGCGCTTCATCTCGGCGCAGAGTATAGCCGACGTGACACGCACATTCGACACCATGTAGAACCGCGCCCGTTGCCCGGATAATTCGTCATAGCGTAGAATGGTGCCCATGGAAACGACGATCCGAACGCTTGACATGCTAACCGGTAAGCATTACATTGCCGGTATGCAAACCGACGTGACGATCATCTCCCCCGATCTCATCCGCATCGAGCCGACCACCGCTCTCCCGCGCTACCGCTGGATCTGCGCGTCGTATCAGTCGGCCGCCGCGAGCGCGCAGCGCGCAGCGGATGAGAATCGCCGCCCCACGTTCGTCATCCCGCAGACGATGTGGACGCCTTGCGGCTACCGCCCGATGTGGCTCATGGCCGACATGCTCGACGAGGCCGAGTTCACAGCCTTCATGCACGAACAGGGCGACATCGAGCAGTTCACGCCGACGCCCGGCCTCAACGAACGTTACTGCGAGTCGTGCGGGCAGATCGTCGTGAAGACGACGCTCGGCGGACGCTCGCGCGACGCCGTGACCTACATGAGCCGCAACAGCACGCTCGCGCCGTACGCGCCGCATTGGAGCTGGAGGAGCATGCACACGCCGGAGAACTGCCATGCGTGGACACTGTTCTTTGTGCGCGAGCGGCGCGCCGCGGTGATCGGGTACGACGGAGCCGAGTGATGAACGAGCACGCAAACGAAGCCATCAACTGCCACCAGGGAGCCGACTGCAAGTGCAGTCGCCGCGGAGATGCTGCGCCGACCTACCGCAGCATCGTCATCACGCCTGACGGCGACGTCCGCGTGGAGGGCGTAACGCTTGAGGCGTGGCCCGACCCCGCGACGTTCATCGTGCATGCGGGGAACCGTTGCCTCCACGTGACGATCTCCGCGCACGTCTCGCGGCCATTGAAGGCGGAAGCGTGATCGACGAAAACGAGTACTACTTGCTCGCCGAGCCACCGCCGCACGTCTGCAATGACTGCGGCGCCGCTTTCGATCCGCGTGACGAAGGGGAGATCGACGCGCACCGGGACGAGCACTGGCACGAGTGGCTGCGCGCGCAGTGTCCGATCGACCACGATCTGAACATGCTGCGTCGCCTCATCGAGCACCACGGATATGAGCACGGACTGATGATCGCCGGCGTGCGCCCTTGGCCGCCGCGCGAAACCGACGACGAGGAGGAGGTTCCGTTTTGAAGGCGATCGAGGACTATCCGCGGGTGTTTCCCCGCATTCAACCCGGCACACGCGGCATCGCCGCGGTGATCCACCAGACGCTCTCCGCCGAGGACGCGGAACGGGCGCGCGCGAAAACGATCCTCCCGGTGGAGGAGGGCGAAAGCGTCGCGCTCACGATCGGCGGCCGTTGTTTCATGACGGACATCGGCTTCGAACGCTCCTCGTGTTTGGAGCTCGCACAGAATGCGCGCGGCCGCGTGCTCATCGCCGGCCTTGGCCTCGGGATGGTGCTCCCGCCACTCCTCGAGGACGACGACGTCGAATCCGTGCTGATCGTCGAGAAGGTGCCCGACGTCATCGGCCTCATCGCGCCGCACTATGAGCATCCGAAGCTGAGCATTGCCCGCGGCGACATCCTCACGTGGCGGCCACGCGACGGCGAGACGTTCGACGCCATCTACTTCGATATCTGGCCGTTGCTCACGCCCATGAACCTCGTGCAGATGGCCTATCTCCACCGCGCGTTCCGGCCGTACTTGGCCGCGGACGGGTGGATGGCCTCATGGGGACGGCAGCATCTCACCGCCACAGTGAACGAGACCGCGCGCACGTCCGATCAGCAGGGCTACCGCCGGCTGCAGCGCATCCTCGAGCGTTTGGAAGGGATGCCGCTCGACCAGGCCCACGCGATCGCAACGGCGGATCCGGTTCACCGCTCATGCGGCACGGACGTTCTGCTGCCGATCGACGACGGCCCGCGGGTGGCGTTCGCGTGCTCCGGCGAGGACATGCAGACCGCGTGAAACGAGTGAGGGGCCGGCGCCCGATGCCGACCCCTCGTGACGCCCGACAAACGTACCGCGATCAGTGAGGAAGAGGAGGACTCTGATGGTATCACCGAAACGCAACACCATCCGCCGCTTGCTGCACCGCCTGTCCCTATACCTGTGGCCGCAAACTGTCGCCGATGTCGCGCCAGCACAGCAGATGAGGGCCCGCGCCGCGATCCTGGCCGGGCTACCGCGGCAGGGTGGCCGATGAGCGACGAGCTGCGGCGCCGCGCGCAGGTCCGCGCGCTTCAATTTCTCGGGCCCGATGCGGATGACGATCGAATCCGCGAGCTCACGCGCGTGCTCGTCGACTTCGTGCACGAGGCGCTGGTGGGCGACATCGGCGACGGGCCGTTCATCCATTGGCTCAACGTCAGGCCGCCGCTCGGGCAGAGGCGCTTCGCCGCTGTCGCGTGTGGCCGCACGTTCAACCTGACGAAGCGCGAGGGCCGCTTCTCGGTGAACGAGTTCCTGAAGTTCGTCACGTGCCCGAAGTGCCGCACCATCGCTGTCCTCGGCGCCGAGGAGGAAGCCCGTTCCGACTCGAGCTCCACCGCCGAAACGGACGGCGAAGCGTTGCAGGATCATTCGTCATAGCGTAGAATCGTCCGCCGGAGGAATCACATGGAAAATACCGACACGAAGCCGCGCACGGGCGGCGCGCCGGTGATCGACGTGCCGAGCAGCGCGAGCGTTCCCGCAGTGCGCAACGCACAGCCCGTGCGGCACATCGAACCGGACATGGATGCCGAGATCGACGCAAAGCTCGGCCTCATGCCGGAGGTGCCCGAGACGACCGGTCACGAGGTGACGGTCTCGCCGCATTTCAAGATCGCCACACCGTTCCCAAAAGAGGTGCTGGACGCCCTCCGATTGTTTCGCAATATCCCTGACGAAATGATCGACATAAAACCGAACGGGCAAATCTACCTGAGCAACCGCTTCGCCTCGGAAATCTTCGACGAGGTGTTCGGGATCGGTGGATGGGGGCTGCTGCCGGGACGGTCGATTACCGAGCGGAAGGTGATGAAGCGCGGCACCACCGCGGAATACGAAATCATCACCTATTACCAGACGTGGAAGGCGTACGCCTTGGGGCAGTACATTCGCGACGTATCCGGCGCCGGCGTCTACTTCAGCAACAACCCGGAGATGAACTTCAGCGACGCCGTCGAGGCCGCGGAGTCGTACGCCATCAACCGCCTCGCGAAGCGCCTGGGCATCGGCCGGAACCTGCGCGATCCGATCTTCGCCGCCGAGTGGGTGGCGAAATACGCGTTCGAAGATCCCGCCGTCACGTCGAAGGACAAGTGGAAGAAACGCCCCGCCGCTGGCGGCGTGCCCGTGCCGCCGTCCGGTTCCCGTTCGTGGACGGCTGCGCTCGTGAAGCTGTTCGTCCCCGTGGTCGGCGAGGATGCCGCGCAGCTCGCCGACGCCCTCGAGAAGCTGACGACGAAGGCGTGGGGGATCGACCGCGCCTCGCGCTCGTTCCGCGACCTGAAGAATCACGAGAGCTACGAACTGTGCCGACGCATCGCCGCCGGCGAGCTCGCGGTCCCGACGATCGCACCGAGACGTACCTCCGACGCGAAGCACGCGCAGGAAGTGGCGAAATGGCCGCCCGCGCGCCGAGACGAGTGGCAGTCCGTGCACGAGGGCGAAGGCGCCGTCCCGTGCACGCAGGCCGGCTGCAAGGCGTGCCGGTGGGACGAGTGGGAGATGGGCGCGCAGGCGAACGTGCAGGTAGCCGAGGAGCCCGCGGCAACCGAGATGCGCACGCTCAACGATGCCGAAATCGTGAAGGCCATGGGGCCCGCGCCGTCGCCGGAGATTGTCGAGCAGGCGCGCGACGCTGGCCGACGCGCAGACGCGGAGATCGCCACGTCGAAACCGGTCTGCGGCGAGTGCGCTGGCGAAGGATGCGCGATGTGTGCGCCTGGCGCTGGCGACGATGAGGACATTCCGGCGACCGGCGATCGCAAGGCCGTCGAAAGCGTGATGATCGGCACACTGTGCCCGAAGCCGGGACATGGCCGCTACACGGGGCTGTTCTGCCCGCCCTGCGAAGATCCCTCGCTGCTCGACGACGCCGCGGCAGCGTTGCGTGAGGAAACGGAGCGTGAGCAGAAATGACCGAACCTGTGAAGTGGGAAAAGATCGCGAACAACCACGGCAGCATGTACCGCGCCGAGGTGCCCGGTGGGTGGCTCGTGCGCTACGACAACGACGTAACCGCGCCATGGTTCGACGGTCAGCGGAACGCCTCGTACGACACCGTCTCGACGATGACGTTCCTACCGGACGCGAATCACCAGTGGAACGCCGAGGTGATCGCTTGACGGCGGTCGTTGTCCTCGACCGTCTTCACAGGCAGCGCGAGATCGCCGCGTGGTGCGTGCAGGCATTCGGTGCCGGCCACGCGGCGTCCGTTCCTCAGCGTGCCGTTCGGCTGCTGGAGGAGGTGCTGGAAGCGTGTCAGGCCGCCGGCGTCGATCCGGACATGGCGCACCGCCTCGTCGACTTCGTCTATGCGCGGCCGTGCGGGGACATCACGAAGGAGCTCGGCGGCGTGGGCGTCACGCTGCTCGCGCTGGCCGAAGCGTGCGGCGTCGACGCCGACGTCGAGGAGGTGCGCGAGATTCGCCGAGTGATGGCGAAGCCGCTTGCCGAGATGACAGCACGCAACGAAGCGAAGAACGCGGCAGGCTTCGCCGTGGCTGGCGGTGCGCAATGACGGCAGCCGCACAGCTCCCGTGGGAAACCGAGGCGCAGCAACTCCGCATCCTCGGCCTGCATCGATCGAGACTTCGCCCGGGCGAGATCGGCGTCGACCTGTTCGCCGGCGGAGGCGGGTACTCGGAAGGCTATCAGTGGGCGGTCGGCATGCCGCCGGCGGTCGCGGTGAATCACGACGCCAACGCGATCGCGATGCACACGCTCAATCACCCCGAGTCCGAACACTTCCTCGAGGATGTCTTTCACGTCGATCCTCTGCTCGCGGTTCGCGGGCGCCTCGTCGGGGTGCTGCACGGCAGTCCTGACTGCACGCACTTCAGCCGGGCCAAGGGCTCGGTGCCGAAGTCGAAGAAGATTCGCGGCCTCGCCTGGGCGATCGTTCGGTGGGCGGCCGAAGTCTCGCCGCGCATCCTTTCGCTCGAAAACGTCGAGGAGTTCATCACTTGGGGCCCGCTGCACGACACCCACAGCGGCGGATGCCGCGGCAAGGTGGACGAGTCGTGCCCGACGTACCGGAAGGGCTGCCACTTCGGCACGCCGATCAAAGCGCGCGCCGGCGAGACGTTCCGCGCGTTCGTGGCCTGCCTCACCACCGGCCTCGAGGCGGGGCATCCGGCGTATGAGGACATGCACTTCGCGCTCGTCGGCGATCCTCCGGAGCCGTGCAAGCGCCACGTGCTGCGCCGCCGGCGGAACTGCGCGGCCTGCATCGCGGTCGCAACGTCCGACTATCCCCGCATGCCGCTCGACCGCTACGCCGCGATCGTGGCGAAGTGCCAGGCCGGCCTCGGGTATGAGATCGAGTGGCGCACGCTGCGCGCGAGCTACTTCGGCGCGCCGACCTCGAGGAAGCGTCTCTACGTCGTCGGCCGCCGCGATGGCGAGCGTCCGCGGTGGCCGCTGCCGACGCACGGCCCCAAAGCGTACAAGCCCGAGCTCACGGCCGCGGACTGCATCAACTGGGCGGACCTCGGCGTTTCCATCTTCCTCACCGCCGAGGAGGCGCGCGCGTACGGCGTGAAACGCCCTCTGGCCGAGGCGACGCAGCGGCGCATCGCAGAGGGGATCCGGCGCTTCGTCCTGAACAACCCGAAGCCGTTCCTCGTCCCGTACCACAGCGCCAGGCGCCCCGATGAGACGCCGCGTGTGCACGACGTCGGCGACCCGCTCGCGACGCAGACGACGGAGAACCGCTTTGCAGTCGTCACGCCGACGCTGATGAGCAACAACACAAACAACGCGCCGCACTCGGTGGAGGAACCGCTCGGCGCGATCACGACGGGAAACCGGCACTTCGCCGTGGCCCCCATGCTCACGCCGGCGCACTCGCACGGGTGGGACCGCGCCGGCGGCCCGAGCTGGCCGGTGGATCAGCCGGTCGGGACGGTCGTCGGGAAGGACGGGAAGGCGCTCGTCGCTCCGCAGCTCCTCAACGTCACGCATGGCGGCCGCATCGAGCCCGCCGACGAGCCGTTCAAAACGATCACGGCCGCGCACCGCGGCGAGAAGGCATTGATCGCGCCGGTGCTGACCCGGACGGCGCACGGCGAAGAAGGTCCGAACGGATCGAAGCGGTGGGGCAAGGGCGCGCACGAGATCGACGAGCCCGTGCCGACCGTTACCGGATCGAACGACTTCGCGCTCGTCGCGCCGACGCTCATCCAGACGAGCTACGGCGAGCGGGAGGGGCAGTCGCCGCGCGTGCTCGACCTGCACGAACCGCTCGGCACCGTCGTCGCCGGCGGCGTGAAGCATGGCCTCGTCGACACGCTACTCGCCCGCGAGGAGGACGTCGCGGCGTTCCTCGTCCGCAACAACACCGGCATGAACGCCCGCGATCTGACGGAGGTAATGCCGACCGTCTGCGCGCGCGAGACCATGTCGCTCGGCCTGGCGCACCTGACGAAGTTCAACACGGGCAGCGTCGGGCAGCCGATCGATCAGCCGGTGCCGACGATCACCGCCGGCGACGGATCGAAGCGGCCCGCCGGCGCCGCCCACGGTCTCGGCGTCGTCACCGCGCACGTCGTCACGCACAACGGGCAGTCGATCGGCGCGGCGGCCGACGCGCCGGTTCCGACCGTCACCGCTGGCGGCATGGGACACCAGGGCGTCATCGCCACGCACATGCTCGGCGTCGAGCCGTGCCCCGACGACGACGGGGAGACGCGGTGGCACGTCCCGACCGGCTACTGCGTCAACGCGGACGGCCTCCGCGAGTACGTGCGGCTGCAGGAGATCGAGGCCGCGGAGCTCGCGGCGGCGATCCACGTGACGAAGTTCAACGGGACGTCCGAAGCCGGAGCGCCCATCGACGAGCCGTTGCACACAGTGACGAGCGGCGGCAACCGCGGCGGCGGGCATCACGGCGTGGCCGCGGTGCATCTCGCGAAGTATTACGGCTCCGACGAACACGGCCAAGCGGCCGATGAACCGCTGCACACCATCCCGACCGTCGACCGTTTCGCGCTCGTCGCCGCGTTCCTCCGCAAGTTCGATGTGATCGACGACGACCGGCCGTACGTCACGGTCACGATCGAGGGCGAGACGTTCATCCTCTACGACATCGCCATGCGCATGCTTCAGCCGCGCGAGCTGGCGCGCGCGCAGGGCTTCCCCGACACCTACCAGCTCATCGGCACGAAGTCTCAGCAGGTCGCGCGCATCGGAAACAGCGTGTGCCCGCACGTCGCTGCAGCAATCGTTCGCGCGAACCTCGACAGCGAGGAGGAAGTGTGGAACTGACGAACATCCTGACCGAAGAAAGCGGCGAATACGTCCGCGGCATGCAGACGACCGTGCTGCCGTTCACGTGGTCGGAGGAGTGGATGGTGCCGCCCGTGCGCATTCCGGGCGATCCCGATGTCTGCGAGTTCTTCTTCCCGCTCCTCAACGGCACGAACAACGTCGTCGGGTGCAAGCTCTCCTCGGCGAGCCGGAACGCCGGCGTTCACTTCTTCGTGCCGGTGAACCGAGTGTGGGCCGTGCGCGTCCGCGTCTGCGCCATCCACGCCGCGGTGCTGCGCCGCCTCTGCACTCCCGACATCGGTGTCGCGCTTTGCAACGTGTCGATCGACGGCCAGGCGGAACCGTGCGGACGCCCGTGGGACGACATCTACCACGGTCCCGAGGAACTGTGCGCGGCGTGCCGGGTGAAGACGCCCGGCCATGATCCCGACCGGCATCACGACTTTTCGTAAGGAGGCCACCCGTGAAAGCGTTCCAGTACGTCAACGGCTCGCACCGCCGCGTCGTTCATGAGGACGAGATTCTGCCGTCGCTCAACGGGCCGGACGGCGCCAATGTCCAGAAGGTGCTCGCGCTCGAGCTCAAAGAATCCGTGACGTTTCCGAGCGGCGCGACGTGGACGCGCGTCGAGGATGACGCACCGAAGCTCCACACGATCGTTTGCAACCGCCGCACGACCACGCCCTGCAAGTATTGCAATGCGCCCCACACGAAGCTCTGCGACTACCCGGTCGAGCGGAACGGCAAGGCCGGCACGTGCGATATCCCGATGTGTGATCGCTGCGCGCAGCGCGGCGGCGCGAACATCGACTACTGCCGCCCGCACGCGAAGATGATGCGCACGGGCGGAGCTGCTGCGAGATGAAGGAGGAGACCGATGCAGTTCACCGATGAACAGATCAGAGCCGCGGCGGCCGCCATCGCCAACGCGCGCGCGGGGCGGCGCGGAGCGCCGCCCGTCAGCAACGTGCTCGACATTCTGAAGGGCCTGCAAGGCGCAGCGACGGGCGGATCGCTCTACGACGAGGTGATGGACGACGCGCGCGTGGCGCTCGAGGCCGCGGCACAGGCGCTCACCGATCAGCGCCAGGCGGCCGCGAATGCGTTCCCTCTACCGCACATCATCAAAGTCGCGCGCATCCCCACCGCCGAGCTCCTGCGCGATCGTGGTGGCCGCGGGCGGGTGTTCGACGCCTTCGTCACGATGGTCGGCGAGTCGGTGAGCGGAGATCACCCGCTCCTCCGGCTGCCGGCTGACAATCCCGAGGGCGGCGCGCCGCTCGAGCTGACCCTCATCCTTCATCCGCCGTTTCCGAAGGCCGACGCCGAGGAGGACCGCTCTCAATGAAGCAACAGGACACCGTCCCCGTCATGGCGAACATCGTTCCGTGGAACGAGGCCATTCTCCGCGGCATCCGAACGTTCAAGACGCTCCATTTCAATTGGTCGTACCGCGGCCCTCTCGTGCTCTACAACAGCCACGGCGATCCTGACGCCGACGACATCGTCTACGGCGCCACGCACGACATCAAGATCGACCTGCAGAGCCGCGGGTTCATCGTCGGCGTCGTCGACGTGGTCGACTGCGTCGATGCACGCGAGGAGGACGGCCACTGGCACGTCGAGTTGCGCAACCCGCGGCGAGTCGACCCAGTGCCATACAAGCCGACGCGCGGATCGATTCGTATCTCACGCATGCCCCGTTCGTCCGCGCCATGGCTCTGAACTGGGAAGCGATCCGCACCGGCCTGATTGCTCTGCGCATGAGCATCGGTCTGACGCAGAAGGGGCTCGCCGATGCGTGCGGCGTCGGCGAGAAAACCCTGAGCAGCTACGAATCGGGGAAGCGCCTGAAGTCCCTGAAGCTCTGGCAGCTCGAGGCGATCGTCGTGGCATGCGGATCGACGCTCGCCGACTTCTTCGCCGCGATCGCGCAGACGCGAGAGGTTGAGGACGCGGAGATGTCCGATGACGATCTCGACGCGCTGGTCGAGGCGATCGCCGGCGGCGGCGGTTCGTTCTCCTCCTATCCGACGCCACAGAGTTCCTTGAGCCCTCATGCACGGAACGTCATCCACATCGGCCGCCGTCATTCGTCATAGTGTAGAATGGCCGCCATGGTTGTCCGGCCATGGGAACAGCAGCCCCGCCCCCTCACTCGCGCCGAACGTCACGCCTTGGACGTCGGCGTTACGTTCGATGAAGAGAAGCACCTCTACACGCTGAACGGCCGCCGGCTGCTCGGCGTGACGAAGGTGCTGAACCTCGTCGGCTACTACGACTTCAGCAACATCGACCCGATCTATCGTGACCGCGGAAAGGACGCGCACAGCGCCGTGCACTACGCGATGGAGGGTGATCTCGACCGCGCGCACCTCGAGGCCGCCGCCGAGCGCGGCGCCATGAACCTGATTCCGTACGTCGACGCCGCCGAGAAGTTCGTGCTGGAAAACGACATCGAGATCATCCACCCGGAGGCGATCCTGGTGGCGGCGAAGATCGGATTCGCCGGTAAGGCCGACGCCTTCGGATTCGTGCGGAAGCGCCGATCGCTCTGTGTGTTTGACTGGAAGCTCGGCGATCTGATCGACGCGTACGGCATCCAGCTCGCCGCGTACAAGCTGGCGTGGTGGGAGATGTCGAAGGAGCTCGTCGCTCACCGCTACTGCGTGAAGCTCCTGCCGGATGGCAACTACAAGGTCCGTGAGTATCCGATGCGCGAGGCCGCGCGCGACGAGCGGCGCTTCCTCGACGCGGTCGGCGTCGTGAACACGCGGCTGGAACTCGGCACCCTGAAACCTGCCGAGGTGTGGGCGGAGGCGGCGTAATTGGTGCCTAACTGGTGCCTAACATGGTTGCGTTCCGCATTCGTCATAGCGTAGAATGCGAGCATCACCGACAAACGAAGGGAGTGGACATATGGACGGTTCCGACACTGCACAAGATGTTGTGCAGGCCACCATCATCGAAACGCCGGAGGAGTTGCGGCAGGAAATCGTCGCCGTCACCACGGAAGCGCGTGGGCTAGTGGTGACGAACGATGAACAGCTCGCGAAGGCGGATGCCATCCGTGCGCGCGCGAAGAAGGTCATCACCGCCATCCAGGGCATCTACAAAGAGCCGAAAGCGGACAAGCGCAAGGAATGGCTCGACGTAGTGGCCGAGGAAAACTTCATGCTCGCGGCGCCTACGGAGGTTGTCACGGCGTGCGACGGCGTGATGAAGCCGTATCTGCGCGAGCAGGAGATCGCGGCGGAGAAGGAGCGCAAGCGCCTCGAGGACGAAGCGCGGCGCGAAGCCGAGGACCGGCGCCGACAGGAAGCCGAAGCCGCGCGGCGCGAAGCCGAGGAGCGCGCACAGCAGGAACGTGAGGAAGCTGAGCGTCGCGCCGAGGACCAGAAGCGCGTGGCCGCCGAACTGGCCCGGAAGATCGAGGAAGAGGCGCTGCAGCGTGCGGACGAGCTCGAGCGCGCCGGGAAGAAAGACGAGGCCGCGGCCGTCCTCCGCGATGCCGAGCAGCGCCGCGACAACGTGCTCGATGAAGCGAAGGAGGTGGTCGACCAGGTGAAGAAGGACGCCGAGGACGTGGCCGCGCGTACCGAAGCTGAGGGCCGTGCGATCGCGGAGGAGATCGCGAGCGCGCCCGTGCAGCGCATGCACGTCGCTGCGCCGGCGGCCCCGCGCATGGCATCGTCGTCGGCCGCCAAAACATACAAGTGCGACCGGGTGAAGGCCGTGCGTCCGGAGAACAAGCTCCGCATGCTCAAATTCATCGTCTCGGAGGCCGAGCGCGGCAACTGGGGACCGATGGCTTGGGTGGATCACAACTTCGGGCGGATCGACAGCGCGGCGCGCGACTCAAAAGAGATGTTCCCGGCAGAGGAGACCAGTGGTCTCGATGTCGGTCTCGACGTCGGCATCCGCAGCAAGAGCACAAAGGCGGTCCCGTCATGAGCGCGCACACCGCTGCGATGCTGTTCATTCTCCGCGAGCACTTCGGCTCCCGGCGTCTGATGCCGGGCTGCCGACATCGGATCGGCGATGCCTTCGAAAACGTGAAGGTGTCGATCGCACGTGACCGGAACGGCGGCCAGCGATTCCGTTTCCGCTGCCGGAAGTGCTCCAACGCCGGGTCCGCACTCGCCATGCAACGCCTACGCGCGCGTCTCGCTCGGGCGGTGCCGAGATGAAGTCGCTACTCTCCGCCGCGTTGCGTCTCGTCGATCGAGAGACCGCGCACGAGCCCGAAGCAAACGGGTTTCAGATCGAGTGCCCCGATGGCCTGATGGTCTATCGCGACGAGACCGGAGCGCCGCTGCCAGGCGTGGAGTTCGACGAGTACGGCACGCCGATCGCCGGCGGCGAGTTCATTCCTTGCGGGCGGCAGGTCGTTCACAACGGCTGCTGCCCGCGCTGTGGTGGTCGGAGTTGGATTCCCGCAGCTCCCGCCGCGACCTCACCCATGGATCTCCGCACGAAGCTCGAGCAGCTACGAAACGAGCGTACGGCCGAAGCGGAGAAAACGGCGGCGTTGATCGCCGCGAAATTCGATTGACGAAAGGACATTCGACGTCACGTGCAACGCTGTGGAAATCTTGCGGATCGACCTGCTGAAAAAGGCTCAACGGACCCGAGCCTGTGTAAATCCTCTTTCCTCTCCGCATCTTTTCCGCGCAGTTTTCCGCAGCTACACCGCCCGCCTAACGTCCGCAGTTTCACAGCGTTATACGTGGCGTCGAATGGTTTTCCACAACGGATGCTAACCACTACTACCTCTACAAGAGAGAAAGAATCTATTTCTCAGGAGACGGAAGGGACCGTCGCCACTGTGGAAATCGACCCCTCGCGGCCATGGATGCTCCTGAAGAATTGCGCCGACTGCGGCACGCCCGTTCTGCTCGTGAAGCGTGGGCGCTTCTGCAAGCTGTGCCGCTTCAAGCCTGGCAACCGGAAACCAGTGAATCGGCGGCGGTACATCATCACGCCGGCGATCGAGCAGAAGATCCGCGACGAGTTCGTGCCGAATGAGACGGGGTGCGCCGAGCGTCTGGCGAAGGAGCTCGGGTGGCATGTCGAATACCTGCGCGGTCGTGCACGCGCGCTCGGCCTGACCCGGCCGGCTTCGCCGTGGACGGCGATCGAGTGCAAGGTACTCGACGAATACGCCGGCAAGCGATCGGCGAAGTGGATCGCCGAGCAGATCAACAGCACCGTGAAGGGCGCAAACCGGAGCCCGTCTCAGGTCGAGGAGAAGATGCGCCGCATGGGCCTCGAGGTGGCGGTCAAGAGCGGCGACTACAACGCCGCGCAGCTCGCGCAGTGCTTCGGCGTAGCAGGCCACACGGTCGAGACGTGGATCGCGAAGGAGTGGCTGAAGGCTGAGCGGTCGGAGATCGCCAACGGCATGCGGTTCCCCTGGGTGATTCACGAGGCCGACGTCGTGCGGTTCATCTTCACGCACCCGCGCGCGTTCGTGCTGCGCAAGGTGGATCAGACTTGGTTTCTCGACATCATGGCCGAGCATGTGCGCGCGGCCGTGGCAGCAGCCGAACAGAAAAAGGTGGCCTCGCGCAAGGGCCCGCACCGAGCCGTGCGCGTCGATCACACGCGGGAGCGCGCGTGGCTCGCATAAACACGCCGTGCCCGGAGTGCAAGCGCATGTTCGTCGTCGAGCGCGAGGTGTTCCTCGCGTTGCAGCGTGGCGACGCTGAGGCGCTGGCGCTTACGTGCGGCCGTGCGGACTGCGCCGAACTGGCGCGAGCTCTCGCTGAAGCGGCGGAAGCGGCGAAGGCAAAGCCGGCGAGGCGGCAGAAGAAGTTCCCGCCCGAACTGCGCGAGCTCGAGGTGCCGGAGAAGGCGATCCTCTCCGCGTGCCTTCAGTACCTCGCCATCCGCGGCGTGTTCGCCTGGCGCCAGAATCAGGGTGCGATGGAGCAACAGAACCCGCACTATCGACCCGGCTACGGGCGCAAGCCGACGCGGAAAATCCGGTTCGCTCACGTCGACGGCATCAGCGATATCATCGGCACTTACAAAGGCCGGTTCCTCGCAATCGAAACGAAACGAGTCGGCAAAAAGCCGACCGACGATCAACGTGGTTTCCTCGAGCGCATCGACAAAGAAGGCGGCATCGCGATCGTCGCCTACAGCGTCGACGACGTGAAGAACGCGCTCGACGAAGTGGATAAGGGGCTCCGATGAAAGCACGCGCACCGCCGCTCGAGCTCAACGACCACCCGCACACCTTCCACCCCGACAATCGCCCCACGTCAGCGAAGGAGAAACATGGCCGAAGAACACGAACCGTTACCGACGATCGACTTCACGCTGCTCACGCAGACGATCACCGTGAAGGAAGGCGGGCAAACGCTCTCGCTCGCCGAACAACTGGACAACCTCTACCGCCAGGCCGTCGCCGAGGCGCGCTATCACGGCAAGGAGGCGTCCATCACGCTCGAGCTGAAGTTCAAGCCCGGCAGCGGCAATCAGCTCGACATCTTTCCGACCGCGAAATCGAAGCTGCCGATCGCGAAGCCGAACCCGATCCCGCTGTTCGCCAACGACGAGGGCCAAGTGTTCGCAGAAGACCCCTCGCAGCGACCGATCCCGAAAACCGCTCAGTTCCGCACTGTGCGCGGAGGAGATAAATCGAAATGACCGACCTGAGCAAAGACGCAATCCAGCACATTCAGGACACCACGACCGCCGCGAAGCGGCAGGCTCTCATCACGCTCGATGACGGCAGCGGTCGGCGGTTCCTCTACAACGACCGCGATCAGAAATACGACCCGGTCGACCCGTGGGTGAAGAAGGCCGACACGGTGTCGAACATCGAATCGTTCATCGATCTTGTGCTCGCCGAGGCGGCCCGCCGCGACAACGCCACGGGCGAGAAGATGAACGTCATTTTCAGCGACACCGGCGCGGTGCTCATCCCGAACACGGATGACCGTCGCGACCTGTTCACGTACATCCGCAAGCCGAGCATTCACTGGAAGACGCTGACGGACGGTCTCGACAAGGCAATGCCGCATAAGCAGTTCCTCACGTGGCTCGAGTCGCTGCGGCCCATCATCGGAATCGACACCGGCACGGCGGACAAGCCACAGTTCGTCTCGCAGTACGCCGAGATCGCCTCGGCGTTCCGCGTGCTCCGTCTTTCGACGAAGGCGAAGATGCTCTCCGAACCGCTGCTCAACGACGCCGGCACGAAGGGCTCCACGATCGACTTCAAGATCGAGGTTGCCGGAGTCGCCGGCGGC